CTTTCATCCCGATCAATGATGCGGATTGGAAATTCCAGAACGAGCAACGGGAGCGGCAACAGGTCGAAGCGCGGGCGGCCTGCGGTGGCCTGCCTGACGAGCCCGACGACGGTGGCGCCCGAGGGGCCGCCGGCAAACCCTATCGATTTTGACCAGCACGAAGGAAAATCAACCAATGGCGCTACCTACTGGATCCGATAACACTGGCCGCAACAAGTCTCACGTCGAAATGGACCCCGACGCTCGCCCTGCTGGGGCCCTTTCGCCCCTCGAGACCGAGCTGCCGGTAGCAGGGACGTTCGGCACCCCTGCAAGCCTCGGCGGCTACAGCCCCAACCCAAACCGTTCGGCGCAGCAGACCAGCACCGAGCAGGGAATGAACGTGGGCCAGCTGTCACCGACGGGGATCCGTCGGTAAGCGGCCTCATTAGATTCCGCGGGGAAACCCGCAACGACGGCCCAGGGGAAAGGCTCCCCCCTGGAGACGTTGAGGTATGCGGGGCCTGTTCGGAAAATACCCAATGCGCTCGCTAAAAGACCTATTCAACGCACTTTCTCTCAATCTCTTGGCCCCTGCGGCTTCCGCGGCAAACCTTGGGACTCTGCTCACTCTGAGCCCGATCTCGGTCAATCTGACCTCGGCCACGTCGAGTAAATTCACTCTGCCCGCCAACGCCAAGGCAGCGGTCATTCTGGCGGCTTACGTGACCGCCGGCAGCGTGACCGGCAAGTGCACTCCGGTGATTGGAGCATCTCCTGCCACTCACGAGGTGACGATCACTCCGACTGGGGACATTCTCTTCAACAACGCGACCGACGCAGTGACCGCTTGCCAGGTGACCTATATCGCCGAGGAAGGAGAGGTAATTACCGAGACCATTTCCCTGGCCTCAAATACTGGTGCTTTTCTCAACTCCCGTCAAAGCCGAGTACTCCTGGCCGTCACTTGCACGGCTGGCACTCGCACAGGGGCCTCTACGGTGGTGGCGCAAGGCAGTACTCCCACCACGGGCAATGCGGCCCTGAGCGCTGACGGAAAGAGCCTGGTAACTCCCGCTGCGGACGCCGTGACTCAGGCGATTGTGACGTACGTCGCTTTCCCCGCCGCTGGCGTCGCGTCAGCGCTCAAGACTGCGAGCCAGAGTTACTAGCCCCGACTCCGTATTGCACTCAGTGCCTCCTGGGATTACGCTCAGGGGGCACTAGTGTTTCTGGTGCAACGCAACGGGAGCGGGAAATCCCGGGACAGAAACGCAGAAAGACAATTCGCATGGCAGGACTACTATTCGCTCTCGCATGCATGACGGCTGTTCTGGCGCCAGTTGATGAAGATGGCCTCCCGCCAGGGGGTGGAACGCCACCTCCGGCCCCGCCGGCAGCACCCTTCGCGGTGTTTGAGACGAGCGACGCGCTCAATAAGCGTCTGGCCCAGGCGACTCGCTCGGAGCTCCGGAAGGAATTTGGGACCGACGACTTGGCAGTCATCAAAGCTAGGATGGCCAGGGCCGACGAACTCGAGAAGCAAGAGGAGGAACGCAAGAAGGCGGCGATGACCGAGGCTGATCGGCTAAGGGCAGAGAAGCTGGAAGCTGAGCAGAAGGCTACGCGAGCAGAGGCGGAGCGCGACCAGGAAAGGCTCCAGCGGCACATTGCCGGCGAATGCGCAGCGAAGGGAATCAAGGCCGTGGACTACGCCTCATTTCTGATCGAAAAAGCAACGGACGCCTTGCCGGCAGGGCAGCAACTGGACGTGGCTAAGTTCTTGGACGACCAGCTCGCTGACGAAAGCAAAAAAGCAGCCTTTGGGATTTCGGTGCCTGCTCCAGTGCCAGTGCCAGATCCAGCTAACACAGTGCCGAAACCAGGTGATCCCCCTCCCCCTCCCCCGAAGCCCGGCGAGACCCCTCCTCCAGTCGATGCTATGTCGATGTCCAGTGACGACTGGCAGAGGCACAAGAGCCAGTACGGGATGATTTAGCTAGCTATCCGCCAATGGGCGTGCTATGCATTTGAGACCCAAGGGGATGCCGTCATACGAGACCGGGCCCCTTGGGCGCTCCAATAGAGGCAGAAAAAAGGAATCATGAATCCCAGGCCCCGTCCGACCTATTATCGGAGTTGGCTAAATCCGGGTTTGGGTCCCGTAAGCCCCACTGAAATGCGAGAGCGACACCCAGCATTCATGAGTGCCGCTCAGCGTGTCCCGCCTCCAAGCAATCCTAGGACGCTCAAGTCGGTTACTCGAGCAGAGGTGCTCGCAATGGAGTTTCGCGGGAATCCGGTGCGGTCATGTAAGACCAGGGCGTACGAATGCGAGCGGTTGGAGCTCTGTGAAGGTGACTGGATTTGTCGGCACCATGGGAGTCTGCTGACGGTCCACGCCAATAAGGGTCGACTAGTGCGATTGCTAGAATGCGTGCGAAGCGGGAGAAAGGAAGAAGACGATGGCGAACGATAGGAAGACTGAATTGCATGAGGGGTCCATCTGGACATCGGAATCCATGGTGACCGATAGGGATGGGCAGGTACTGTCGATTGACAGGACGATTGACGGAAGCGTCTGCTTACTGGTTGGGAATGGTCGCGATCTGGAACCAGAATGGGCGTATGTCGAAGACGTACATGCTGTTCTGGAGCGCGGCGGTTACTGCCCACATGCGCTCAAGGAGCGAGCAAGGGAAAAGGTTCTGGGACACTGCAAGGACTGCGTGAGCTGGAAATGGAACATGAATCAAGCAAACGATCCGTGGTGCTCCGACAATGACTCTTGGACCTATCCGGCAGATGGCTCGGGGTTCTGTTCGCGCTTCGAGGCGAAGCCATGATTCGCCGACCGTTCTCCTTGTTGCTTCTAGGCTGTTCCGCCTGCGCGTCGAACTCCCACGAATGGCGGCTCGAGGGGACAGCTGGCAGCGACGAGCGCGCAGCTATCCAAACGTCATTTGGCGAATGGTGCGAGCGCAGCGACGGCAAGCATTGCGACACCATTACGGGTGACGGCGACTCGAAAATAACCATGGCCTCTACTTGGCACCCCGGAACAATGGGGCAATTATTTGTCGACGTGAGTCAGGATGGATCAACGGCTTCGGCTGAAATTCGTTTGCGGACGGATCGCGACAAGCCAGATTGGTTGGAACGATTGCGGCGCGTTACCCTGCATGAACTGGGGCATTGGTATCGAGATCGTTCCGGACACCTGGGCCCGGGGAATGTAATGGCGCCATGTTACGGGGACATTGAGCATTTGACCGATGCGGACTTGACTGACGAATACCAAGACATTGAGGGTTGCGGCGGTAGCTAGCTAGGGCTATGGTTTGACTCGCTCCATTGGGGCAGAAGGCAGAACGTCATGAAATCGAAAGCAGAAGTATTGGAGTCGTTGCGGTGGCTCGTCCGAACGTTGTTGGATGGCGGTAAGCACCAGAGAGAGCAAGCATTTGCCATCGTTGCCACCCTGGCAGACGACCTCTGCGACGATCCAACACCAAAGCGCACCTTTCCCGCTGCGGCCCCAGTAGCCCCCAAATCATGGTCAGAGGAACGGGAAGCGTTATTGGCTGAGAATAAGCGGCTACGTCTTGGACCAGAATGTGAATCATGGCTTTGGGAGGAGTGGGCTCGCACTGTCGTCGGCGGAATCGGTCTGACACCGGATGATCTTTTCGAGCGCACTAAGAAATATGTGGCAACTATTCTCAAGTTGAACCAAGCGAATGAGCGCACAGCAGTACGAGCCATTAAGGTGTTGACCGACTATCGTCGAGCCATGAAAGAGCGCGGCGAGCTCGGACCATTCCATGGTGCTGAAGTTGTTCGAGCGCTCGATTTGTTGAGTCGGATTGAGTGCGAGCAACTGGGGCACAGTTATGACGCCTAGGTTTCTCTCGCTGGACGAACTCCCAACCCTCCGAGCTGCCCGGGAGGCGCAATGTTCGGAGGCCTATTTGGCCGCCTGCACCGCCCTAGGCATGGGGCACATCCAGTCGGCAGATCCGTTGGCACTGCGGCGCCTGGCTCGTTACGTGGCGACAAGGGCACTGAGGACGGTTATAATTCACGAGCCGTACGGGACCAGCTACGAGATTGAGGTCGGGCGCCCAAAGGCGTAGACTGGCCGGCATGCCCTGCCAGATCCACAATCCGACCCCCGAAGCCATTACCCTATCTGCTCCCCTGCGAGGCGTCCTAGCACGGGGGCAGTCTTACGTGGTGTCTGCCACGGTTGCGCAGATTGCCGCGCTACTGGGGCCAAGCCCGCTCGAGCTATCGACCCCTGCGATGGTAGTGTCGCCTGGTGAGGCCGACGATTGGGTGCTGGGGTTTGCGGCTGGGATCACTGACACGCAAATCGCGGACGGCGCAGTGAAGCCGTGGAAGCTATCACTACCCGACGGCGCCGCCGCGAATAATAGCGGTGAGCTCGGCAACGCGGTGGTGCTCCGTAGGACAATTGCTGCCGGCGCAGGTGGGTCGGCGGATGATGTGACCCTGACCGAGCATTTGCCGGTTGGGATCGAAATTGTGGACGTGATTCTTCACGTCGGAACAGCTGGCGCTGGTGGCTCCACAGCTACGGTGCGCACGGCTGCAGGCGGCGGTGGGACGGCACTCTCGAGTGCTCTGTCTACGGCGTCGACAGGTGTCGTACGTTCGGTATTGGCGACGGCAGCGACCGCAGTAAGCGGCGCAGCGCTCTATTTGAGGCGCTCCGACAATGCTCTCGCGGGCTTCGTTGACATCGTAGCGATCCGGGTAGCGTAGAATTCGTGTTGAACCGGTTGCCCGGGTAGCGTAGAGTGGAACCCACCAACGCTTCCCGGCCCCGAAATACGCTCACTCTGGCGGCAAATAGAGGATCACGGCGGACGAGGTAGCTCCAACAAAAACGGAGTTTCCCGCTATGACCCTCTTGATTCCCGGTTTTCCTCAATCCATCGGCGCCTGTGTTCAGGATCGAACGCTTGAACGTATGTTTCACGATGCGGCCTATCCGCTCTTGCTGTGGCGCGGCGAGGCAGCCCCCGAGAAGTGGGCGGCCAACATCGGAGAAAAGCAGACCTTCACCCGAGTTGGGCTAATAGAAGCGGACACGGATCCAATCACGCCCGGCAACGACCCCACGATTGGCAGCTATGCAAAGGAGCAATGGGAGGCAGAGGCAGCCCAATTCGGCAAGACAATCCCGACGCATCTACCGACCTCGGTCATTGCAATGGCTCCGACCCTGATGCGGGACACCCAGCAACTCGGCCTCCATGCTGGCTTGACTCTCAATCGTCTGCCGCGCAATCGCATCTTGGCGGCCTATGCTGGCGGCGACACCGTCGTGGCTACCGCAGCCCTCGCTGGCGCGCTGGCTATTCGAGTGGCTTCACTGAGTGGCTTCACCCAGCAAATTCAAGACGGGTTCTTGCGCCCAGTATCCCCGACCAACCCATTGGTAATTTCGTTCAGTACAGCCGAGCCCGCAAACACGGTAACCGGCTTCAGTGCTGACAATCCCTTGCGCCCCCTGGGGTCTGGTACCTTGATCCTCGGCGCGGCACTGGGCGGCAACGTGGCGCTACGTGTTGGCGTCTTCGCCGCAACTCGCTCGCGCATTTGGCGAGTCGGTGGCTCCGCGACGGTGGACGGGATTACGACGGCCAACATCCTGACCGCTCAAGAAATCATCAACGCTGTGGCCCTGCTACGCCAGAACCGCATGCCACCGCACGCTGATGGCACCTACCATTGCCATTTGTCACCAATGGCTGAGGCCCAGCTATTCGGCGATAACGCAATCCAGCGCATGTATCAGTCTATCCCGGACAACACGCCCTTCCGTGACCTGATTATCGATCGTAAGTTCGGCTGTACTTTCTATCGCAACACTGAGATGCCTTCTGCGACATCTACGAACTCGACACTGTGGCAGGCGGACGCGGGTGGTGCGGGTGGTGCGGTGCTGGCGCGAGAAGCAGGCATTGAAATCAGCAATGCGGCTGGCCTCGCGATTCAACGTACGATAATCACAGCCGGCGGCGTGCTAGTTGAAAAATACATCGACGAATCGGCCTTCATCTCCGAGGCTGGTGTGACTGGCAAGGTTGGCCAATTCTCCATCGTCAATGGCGGTGTGGCTGTCATGTTGGATCGCATCCGGTTCATCATGGCCGCTCCGCTCGATGCGTTGCAGCAGACAATCCGGCAGTCCTGGAGTTGGTCGGGCGACTTCCCCTGTCCGAGCGACGCGCTCACCGGGACACAGGCACGCTTCAAAAGAGCCATCGTTCTTGAGCATAGCTGAGGACATGTTTAGAGCACCCCGGACTAGTTGTTTCATTTCCCCTCGCAGCTAGTCCAGGGATGCTATCTCACTCTTGAATTTGCCTTGAATTGCAACGGACTCAACTGGACGAAACTATGGCGACAGAACAGCAGCCCCCGCACCTATTCGATGATGCGTCCGAAGAAGAACTCCTCGGGTTTTCCCATAAGGAGCTGTCCGAGTACGCGGTAGATCGTGGCATTGCGTATACGTCGAAAATGAACAAGACGAAGATTGTCGCAGCATTGCTTGAGCTACGAGCGATCGGCGCGTTGCCCAACGATGAGGGTTCAGTTGATGATTCAGCTGAGGACGAGGACGAAATTGAGGTAATCACTCCGGACGAGGCACGAAAGTTCGAGAGCGCTTCTGATGCCGCTATCGATGATTGGCTTTGCCGTCACCCTGACGCGCGCCAATGCTTGAGAGATTTCGCGGAATCCACGCTCAGCAAGCGACGTGAAGTTAGGCGCAAGGAAGCGGCGGCCAATGCGATGAAATCGGATCTCGGGTACTACCGGATTACGAAGGGCGGACGTCTTTGCTTGGGTGGCCTTTGGACGATGCTACCGGCAGGCAGCTGCGTGACCGAGGCGACGCACAATCTTGCTGAGTTGCAGGCTCAGGGATTCGAGCTTGAGCCAGTCCGTGAGGTGCGGGCAATCGAGAACCATGCGGGTATGCCGGTGATGTCTATTGACGTAGAGTGATCCTATGACCTTCGACGCAAACCAGCGGTCACGAATCAAGCACTTCCTGAAGTATCCCGACTGGCAGTCCATGTCTAACGGGGTACAAATGGGCATGCCCGCTGGTGCGCAGGCGATGTATTTGGTCGAGCAGTCATTTGAGCGCTTGACCTCCGCTGGTGAAGCTTCAGTATTGAGTGATCTTGAGCAATGTGAGGCATGCGAATGCCAGATTACCGATGCGCGAAAACGCGTCAAAGCCCGGACAATTGGGTCCATTGCAACGAATCGAGACGAGCTGACTCAACTCAAACAGGAGTTGGAGGAGTGGAGACAGCGCTTGTCTGACGATTTAGGTGCGCCGATCAATCCTTACACGCTGCAGAACCCATTTGGGGCCAGTGGCGGAATCAATGCCAGGGTATTCTGATGAGCGGAAATCCTCGCAATCCGACCCCTAACACTGATTCCAGATTGGCTCCGCTCGAGGATCGGCGAACGTGTAGGCATGTGCCACTGGAACCGTCGTTCGTTGACGAGATGGGTGAGGTGGCTGACGACATACGACAACTCGCTACAGATTTTGGCGCTCGCCCATACCGAGTCTTTTGCGTCGTGGTGTCTTGGACGGGGCGAGAGGTTGGCAGAGGGACGCAAGCCGTGTTGGCGGAGACTGAGTTGCTCCCGACGCCTCGGATCGATCTGACGTCGCTCCGATACGTAGTCACTTCGGGAGGGCGCACCGATGATGGATACACCAAGCTTTATGAAGTCTCTCCGCGCTACACAGAGGACGACATTCATTCGCTGTTTTATCGGGACTTGCTTCCCGGTGAGCAAGCATTTGTTGAGGTACGAATGGATGCACGAGACGGGAGACAGCCCGTGCGACACCGACTCACAGTATCAGGCGTTCCTTTTCGTGACGCAGATGGGTTTCAATGGGTGGTGCCACTCAAAATCCAGCAAGAGGAGCGCAGTCGAGACGGGACACTTTCGGAGCGTCAGAAAACCACTGCAGTCCATCCACTGACGACTGGAATGCCGGTGGTGCCGTGAGTCGCCAGATTACTGTTCGCGACTTCGCGCAGCTGACCAAAGACTTGTCGCCCCAAGTCAACGCGGCGTGCATTCGCGGACTACGTTCGGCGGGGCTGCGGGGCGTTGGTGAGGTGGTGCGGCAGATCGACAATGCCGAGCCCTATCCTGGTGTTGACACGGGGGCCACTCGCCAGTCGGCCATTTGTGAACCTATTCCTGAGGGCGCAGAGCTGAGCGTGAACACGCCACAGGCGGCCTGGCTAGAGTTCGGCACGCGGCCTCACATGCCCCCGTTGGGGCCGATTCTGACATGGGTAACGCGCAAGTTTGGGCTGGGCATGGGTGGGCGGAGAGCCAAGAAAATTCGGGCGCGCAAAGCTGGCCCGAAGCCCCCTCCGATGCAGGGCCCGAAGGGGCCACCGAAGCATGGCCCCAAGGCGCCCTCCAAGCAGGGTCCGCGGCTGTCCAAATTCCACAAGGCGCAGCGGCGCAGCATGAAGCATGCGGCGCAGCAACAGGCGGATGCGGAGAACCTACGTAAAGCGCTGGCCATTGCGAACAAAGTGCGCTGGAAGATCGCCCACCACGGGACTGCTCCGCGTGGCTACTTCGCCAAGTCCATGGTGACGATCCGCACGAAATACGCACCAAGAGAAATTCGGCACGAGCTAAAAGCCCTAGAAAAGAGGCTCTGATGGCGTTTGACTCTAAGAAAATCAAGATGGATCCGAAACCGCTCGCGAAGACCAAGGGCAAGTCGCCCGGAGTAGCCTTGCCGCCTCTGAAGAAGTCCAAAATCGACCCCAAGAAGATCAAGGGGTTCTGATCGATGGCGCTTGGTGACCTGCTAGCTCCCGTTGGACTGCGGCGAATGCCTCTGGCTTCGCCTCGGGCCATGGCTCCGCGCGACGCGGCAGCAGCGGCGCTGGCAGAGTACCTACGCAAGGCGGTCTGGTTCATCCCCGCGACAGACCCGGCAGAGAACGTGAACTTCTCGCTCACTTCAGTGCTTGAGGAGTGGCCGAACGAGGACGAGGAGCTGAACCAGCCTTGCGCTGCCATCACGACGATCACGGAAGAGCGGCAGGCCCACAACTTCGTGCCGACTATCCTCGAGTCGACTTGGAATACCTACGGCACCGGGACGGTGTTGTGGAAGACCGACGAGTGCGAGATCCTTTTTCAGGTCGACTTTTGGATCACCAACAAGGCTGAGCGCCAAGCTATCGAGGCCGGATTGTCCGAGTACTTCGCGCCTGAAGAGGGGCGCTGGGGGATCATGCTCGAGGGGCCCGCCGCCTATTGGTCGCAGCCGATTCGGTTCTATTTGCAGCGAATCGATGGGCATAAGCGCATGGATGATTCAGATCTGGTGCTTGGCCGCGATCGAAAGCTATTGGTACGACTAATCGCGCAGATTGATGATTTGCAGTTGCGACGCGCTAGTGAGCTAAATCCGCAAGTGCGGCTGTCGGTCAATGATGGCCCAAGCGAACTTGTCTTCCCGCGGCCTGCGGGATCCTGATACATTCCCACGAAGGAGTCATCCCCATGCCTGGCTATGTCCGACGGTTTACTGAAGTCCCCACCCTCGAAGTCATCCGCGAGATCGAAGGTCTCGTCATTGTCGATCTGGCTCCCCCAGCCCCAGCTACCGGTGCGGGCTCTGGCACTGTGTTGCTAGTGGGTGAGTTCGAAGACGGCTATTTTGCCACCGACGAAGAAGCCCTCGGGGGCGTCGAGGTCTATGGCTCCGGCGACTATCAGCACAAATTCGGCAGCTTTGGCTACGCTTACAACGGAGTGAAGGCCAACCACCCGAGCGCGCGGCGCAGCCTTTCGGAATCCTGGAACGGGAACGGGTGGCTTAAGTCCTTTGGACTCAAGGCGAACCGCCTGATCATCAGCCGAGTCGACACTTCGGTGGGTGAGGTGGTGTTTTCGCCACTGGCAACGATCAAGAGCGCTGCTGGGCCATGGGTTGGAACGGTAGGGATGATTCTCTCGGCGGCAACGAACACCGGCACGGGTACCACGGCAGCATTGGCTGCAACCGCTGCTACCGTCACTGGTTCAGGCGCATCATTCAGCACCATTGTTGGAGGCGACTCCATCAGTCTATCGATTGACGGTGGGCCAGTCACGCCAGTGGTTTTTGCGGCATCTGACGTTACGCTGGCGACCGTGATCTCCAGGATCAATGCGACCCTTGGGGCCACGGTGGCGAGCGGAAGCGCACAATTGATTTTGACTGGCCTGCGCCTTGGAACTGGAGGCAAGGTAATTCGCGCTGACATTACGTCGGGCTGCCTCGCGAAGCTCGGTCTAACCGCTGGTACCTCAAGCGGCACCGGAAATGTAGCCAATCTGGCCACAGTAACAGCGACAGAAGTGGCGACGCTGGTCAACGCCTCGGCCTCAATGACATCGGCAAACGTCAAATCACGGGTCGGCGCGGACGGTAAGTTGTGGCTCTACCATCTGGTTTCCGCGACGGCCTCAACGATTCAGGTTGACGCTGGCACTGGTGGTATGGGGGCAGCGATGGGGTTCGTGATTGACACGGACTCAACGATCGCGCTCAACGAAGCAGGTACTATCCCGGCAGGGACGCGAGTCCAAGCCTCGGGCACCGCTGGCACTGAGTGGGTGACGATGCAGACGCTCGAGATCCCCGCCGGTGGCGCTGGTCCATTCCCAGTGCGCATTCGTCCTGGGCTCGACAACGGAACTCATGTGGGGGTAGCAATCAGCGCGGTCAACACCTTGGTGGATGCCCCGTCTTTTGCTACATTTGCGATTTCGAATCCAGCCGCAATCACTGCTGCCCTTACGGAAGGGCAAAAAGATGCGGCCTACAAAGAGGCCTTGGACGCTACCCTGAATGAGCTTGGGGTTTGCCGAGAGGCTAACTACCTCTTGATTGCTCGCTGCTCCGATTCGGTGAAGCGCGAAGGTCGAGCTAATGCGGTTCTAGCTACCGAGATCGGCATGTTCGGGCGCAAGTATCTTACTGGCGACATGCTCGGCACGAGTTCCGACGTTTCGGTAGCCAATGTTGCAAGCTACCGAAGGGATCGGGTTTTCTACACGGCGCTAGCGCTCAAGGTGAAGATCCCGGTCATTGCTGAGCGTGGCACCGCTGGCGGTTCGGGTTTCACCGCGGACGGCGTGATTGACGTTCGTGCCGATGGCCCGCTTTGCACGCTTTGCGCGCGCCTGCCACCCGAGGAAAACCCTGGGCAACAGACGAACCTAATCGATGACTTCTTTGCCGTGAATGCTTACGGCGAGTCGATCACGATCGACACCTACAAGGCGTTCCGCCGTAATGGTATCTGTGCCCCCCGAGTCGATCGGGTCGGCGGAACCATCTTCCAAAGCGGCGTGACGTCAAGCCTGACTAGCGGCGAGGAAACGATCGCCCGTCGGCGCATGGCGGACTTCATCCAGGATTCGGCGATCGGGATCTGGTTGCCCTACTCGAAGAAAATCGCCCGTGAAGCAACTCGCATGCGCGGCCTCGCGAAATGGAACCAATTCTTGGCAGGCCTCGAGTCGGTGGCGAACCCTGAGAAGAGCCGAATCCATTCCTGGTCTACTGACGACGGCGTGAATGCCGGCAACACCAACGCCACGCTAGCCCTGGGCGTCTACTACGTGCTGACGAAGGTCAAGACTCACCCGTCTCTGGACTTCATTGTCCTGGAAACCGAGATCGGCGAAAACGCCGTCATCACGAAGACCCTCTAATTCTGGGCAATTTGAAGGAGAATTACGACAATGGCACAACGAGTAAAAGGCCTAGAATGTTCGCTGGCTCTGTCCACGCCTGACGGCGCAGACGAGGAGGTTTTCGACGACATCATTGAGTCCGAACTGAACATGGACATGGAGATCCTGGAAAAAGCCTACCTCGGGCAGACGGGTTCGAAGTTCGATGACCTATTCAAGGGTTTTTCGGGAACGTCCAAGGTCCACATGGAAGGGCCAACGTTCTTCTCTCTCTCCGGGAAGATTCAGGATCGAGCAACGCGGCGCACGCCTGCCGATGGGGTGTTTTCGCTATCCTTTACGGTCAATTTCCCCTCAGGCGCGCGAGCGCGATTGACTGCCGAAGACATCTTCTTCGGGACCATTCCGATGAAAATTGGCGGGCAGTCCGAATACGTCGAGATGGAACTCACGTGGAAATGCTCCACGTTGCGCCGAATCCTCTAGATCAGGCATAGTGGCTATTGCCACGGCGCAGCAGCAAGAGGCTCCGGGGATCCCCTCGGGGCCCTTTGCTTTTCATGGTTGCTGCGTCGCTGGCCTCTAAACCATGGAGAGCCACAATGTCAGTAGAAAAGAACAGACCGAAGCGCAACGCAGCCGAAACAGTCATGACCGAGGGCGTCGAGCCGCCAGTAGAAGCCCTGGCGCCGTTGGTCGCCCCAAAGCCCCAGTTACTCAATGAGGATCCGAACCTACTCGCGAAACTGTTCGAGGCCTTCACGCCCACGGGTAAGGCCGCGCTGACGGACAAGCCATTGCTGCCGGTGCGCACGGTGACTTTTACCGTCGACGGCGCGGAATGCGCTCCCGGTGTGTTTGTCGACGTAAATGGCGATTACTTCGATTTCCAGCTCACCATGCGTAGCCTCGACAGTGCGCAGGAAATGGCGACTCTCGATTCGGTGACGGGCTCTGGGCACACGGTGCCTCCGCTCATGTCTCGAGCGATGTTGTATAAAATGAACGGGGCGATCATCACTCCACGCCAGCGCGAATGGCTTTGGGAGGCGCTCGACATGCGCGGGCGGCAGCTCTGTTTCGTTGCCTATCAGCAGATGGGCGGGGCGTCGGCGGCAGCTCTGGGAAAATTCCGAGCAAGCTTTACGATCGGCTGAGGTCTCGAGTCTATGCCCCGTTGGCGCTGCAAATTGCGTGGTGCCTGGCGTGGAGCAAGATAGGTACCGAAAGGCCCCTGCGTGAGCTCTGGTCGCGGATAGCGTACGCCACGAGGTACGGGCGGATCACACTCACGGAAGCGGTAGAGCTTGACCAATGGCAACTGAACCGGTTCCTCGTGGCGCTCAACGAATTGGTGCGCCAAGAGAACGGCCCGGCCGGATCGCACGAAAAGTAGAACTCGGGTAGACTGCTCGGGTGTCCGCTGATTTTGACGTCCGAGCAAAACTGACCCTCGACAGCCAAGCTGCGTTCGGTGGAGCGCAGCGGCTGTCGAGCACGATGCTTGACCTATCGCACCAATTGCAGGGCGCGCAAGGGCTCGCCGGTGGCCTACTGGGGCGCGTCGTGGGGCTGGGGGCTGCCTACTTCGGCCTGAATGCTGGGATCAATGTATTCAAAGGCTTGGTCAGCTCTGCTGTGGATTACACGGCGGAGCTGCAATCGACTAAGATTGGCCTGCAGTCCGTGCTTTCTGCGGTTACCGGCGCCTCATGGGAGGAGGCGGGAAAACAAGGTGAGGAGGCATTCAAGCGGATCCAGGACGCAGCCATTGAAAGCCCGGCTACAGCGCGACAGATGTTCGACATCTTCAATGGAATCGTTGGTCCGGTAATGAACACCGGCGCGTCTATGGAAAAGGTCATCAGCCTAACCAACGATGCAACAATGGCAGCGGCGGGCTTGCACGTGGATTTCGCGCAAGCGTCGCGGGACATGTCGATGATGGTGCGCGGCGCGGCTGGAGTGGACGTCAAGCTGTTCTCGCTGTTGCGAGCGTCAAACGCGATCAAAGAAACTACCGAGCAATGGAATAAGAATCTGACTGCGGCGCAGCGCGTTGAAAAACTCGCTCAGGCCCTGGCGAAGTTCAAGCGAGCCGGTGATGCGTATGGCAAATCGTGGCTTGGTATCACGTCCACACTGACCGACCTAAAGGATCGATTCAAGTCGGCTTTCATGTCACCGATCATGGACATGGCAGCACGGCGGCTGTTCGCGGCAAATCAGAATATGATTAAGAACCAGGCGCAAATCGTGCGACTGGCAACGATTTATGGAGAGCGCGTGGCCATTGCATTGGAGCATGGTTGGGAGCGCGGGATGGAGCTATGGGGTGAATTGGTCGAGAATTGGGGTGCCCTCAGTAGAGGTTTTGACCACGCAATGATTAAGGTGCATCAGTTTGCCCCGATGTTGCTCAGGGCTGCCAAGATCTATGCCGGGGTGTCTGTTGCGGGCAACGTGGCCGGCAAAGGGTTGCAGGTTGGGGCCGGGGTGATTGGCACTGGTGGTATGGCTGCCGGTGGTATGTCCAAGCTCCTTGGCCTGCTGGGGGGCGGGAGCGCTGCAGGGGCAGCCGGAGCAGCGGCAGAGGGCACGGCGGCAGCAGTGGCCGGGGAAACGGCAGCAGCGGGGGCAGCAGCGGCAGGCGCGGCGGTGTCCATTGGCGCGGTGGCGGCGGGTCTGGTGCTCGTGGCTGCCACGGCGGAACCGGTGATCGACAACTGGCAGGGGATCAAGACCGCGGCTCTTACCACGACCGAGAGCGTTTGGAATTCGCTCGTGGACGCCGGCAAGTCTATTTGGTCAGCTCTGCGGGGCCCGATGTATTTGATTGGCGGGGCGTTGACTACGTTTGGGCAGTTGGTCGGGGTAACGCTTGTCGCTGGCGTCAACGTGGCAGCAAATGCGATCCGTTGGTTCTTCGACAATATCGAGCCGATTTCAACAGCGATCATGGAGTGGGCCGTCCCCGCAATGAAGGCCCTGGTTTGGTGGATCAACGACCTATCGAAAGCAATGGACAAGGTCACCGGACGAACTACGGTGATGCAAGCGGCCGATAATTCGTTCAAGCAAGGCGATTGGGTCGCATCAGAAAACACGATGGCGGCGATCCTGGCTGGTTCCAACGTCGCGTCCGTGACGGAAGCGAAGCGGCAAAGGGACTTGGCCAAGCAGACCACGAAGGTCACCAACGATTTCCGAGGGAGCAATATCAAAATTGATCAAAAATTCGAAGGCGACCAAGATCCAGATCGGATTGTGGTCGGCATGATGAGCGATCTCACTCGTCAGGCCGAATTGAGACTTTCGTCTGGTTACGCTGGCGTTTTCACGAGGTAAACCCATGGCACTTGGACTAGGTGGATTTGGTTCGGCTCTGGCAGTAGCGGCAGACACGCTGGGGCTCAGCTCATTCACCGATGGGCCACGCGTTCCCGGGACGTCCATGGAACTCCATGTGGACGGAGGGGATCGCGTTGAGCTCCGTGATCGTGCGATGCCCTTCGAAGAATTGGCATTCCCGGTTGAGCAACGCACAAAAAAGACGCTCTATCCAGGCAACCCGATTGCTTCGTTGCAAATTCTTGGCGCGGACAATTTGCCGAGCGAGCTTGAGGGCGAGTGGAATCACCGCTTTTTGCCGGGCTCTGTTTTGGTAAATAGCGATCCAACAACGATTGAGTCACCTGAGCAGCTTTGCTGGCTATTTGATGGAATCGTGCGGTCGGGGCGCACGGTGAAGGTGCAATGGCTGCATTATGCGCGAATCGGGGTATTGAAGAAGTTTGAACCTATTTGGCTACGCGCGAGCGATTGCAAGTGGCGCATGTCGTTCGAGTGGATCGCTGACAACGATTCGATGCCCGTGGTGGTCAAGGATCTTGGTAGCGGGTTTGGCATTTCAGATTTGATGCGGATCCTCAATCTGGCCGAGGACCTGATGACTCTTGGCCCAATGCTCGCGCGTTCACTCGCAGCGATGTTGGTCAGTGGGATCAAGTCGATCCGCGAAAAGGTGTCGAAGTTGATTCAGGTGCTTGGTGCCATAGAGGCATTGGTGAACTTGCCGGCAGCGCTTTGGGGTGCGGTCAAGTCAGCGATCAAGTCGATTTGTGACGAGTGCCGAGAAATGAGTCGGCGCCTGTCTGGTCCGCGGTTGTCCTCCCGGGGAACGAGCGGTAACCCTGAAATTGTTGGAACCGCATCGGCTGCTCTTGTTCGAGATCCAACTAGCCCCAGTGGAGCCGCTCAATCAGGGGCTTCGCAGGCGCTTGCGTTTGAAGCGTGGGCGCGCACAACGGCGCGCACAGTGAGTGACCTGCGGCACCAGGCCATCTTGATTGGGATTGCCTTAGAAGCGCGGGTACGGCCCGAGGCGGTAAAGGCACTCACGGTGCGCGAAGGCGAGACGGCGTGGAGCGTTGCGGCGCGAGAGTATGGCTCAGCCGAATACGCCAACTATTTGATCGAGATCAATCACCTGCAGGGGGCGAAGCTAGTGCCAGGGACCACGCTACGGATCCCGGCTCGGCCATTCGGGGCTGCTCCCGACGTCGAGCCAACCGACACCGACGTGATAGATCTGCAGAACCCTGTTCCGTGCCAGGTGTAGCCGATGGCTGTATTTCGTCCGACGTGTCGTGTCAGGTTGCAATTATCGCTCGACGAAGGCGGCGAGATAGTAACGCCAACGCCTGCGAGTAAGGCATCCATTGGGATTTCTTCTGGCGTCACTAGTGTGGCCGCTGCTTTGGTCAAGAACGTTACTAAGCGCCAGGGTCTTGGTGTTATACAGCGTGCGCTTTCTGCTCCGGATTTTGCGAAAGCAAAAGAAGAACTCGATCTAGAGCGCACGCAATTGCAGCAGATGGCCACGGCCGACACCGGTGGACAGAAGTATCCGGGCGGGGTGGATCCAAATCGTGGGGCGCGCGACAAATGCGTGGTATTTGAAGGGTTGCCGTCGCAGGCAACGATCACTCGAGCGCCGTCAAAGGACGCTGATACTGTCTCGGTTACTTTCGCCTTTCGGGATCTGCCTATTGATCCGCGGTGTGTGCGCGCCTGTTTGGTGTCGATTGCCATCGGTGCAGTGTCTCGCGAGGACTACGTTGGGGGGATAGTGGGTGGGCAAAAACGTGCGGATGGTACGTCGATTGCGATTGTGGAGCACGAGAGCGAACAGGAATTGCGTCTCTGGTCATCGACTCGATTCGTCGGCTATGTCGCCACCTGGAAAGTCACCTTTGACGAAGGTGGCGACACCGTGCAATTGGATTGCGTGGACGTGTCCTGCGTGATGCGTTCACAGCCATTGCTGGGGCACAAAATCGATATGTCGTTGCCAATTCAAGAGGGCATCCAGGCCCTGGTGAACGAATTCCTGACGTCAAATGGGCTGACCGTCAAACTCGGGACACCGATCGGCAAGGGTGAGGCGCAGAGCGTTCAGGCGCCGATTGGGGCATTGAAGCCGATCGATGTGATGCCTCAACAGCTCAAGACTCGAAAGGGCAAGGTTGCGCAAGCAACAACCAAGAGCGAAAAGCAGACGGTTTGGGACCATATCAACGACGTGTGCTTGCGTCTTGGGCTTGTCCCGATCATGCGTGGATTCACTCTCTATTTGACCGAGCCGCGTTTGCAGTATCGAGATCTTGAGGGCGCAACCCGGATGGTCTATGGACGCAACGTCAAGCATTTGGAATTGTTGCGCAAGATGGAGGGGATCACGACGGACACGATCGAGGTGAGGTGCCCGGATCGTTCCATTGGGCGCGTACTCTGGGCGCGTTATCCGGTGCTCAATGGTGAGCCCAAGTCGGGGATCCTTGGAAAGTCCGGTAGCCCTCAACCGGTGACCTCGAGAGCATCGAAGGTGTCACCAAACGGCACGGGGCACGAAGTTGTGCGCGTGCTCACGGTGCGCGGAGTTGCAAGTCTTGCGACACTCGAGAAAATCGCAGAGGCTACATTTCACGAAGTCGGGCGACAAGAGATCCAGGGCAATTTCTCGACAGACGAAATCGAATCCTGGGACTCGAAGCTCGAAGGTGATTTGCTTGACCTCTATCCTGGGCAGCCGGTGACGGTACTGGTTGAGCAGCAGCCCCAGCAACGCGACAACGGCCAAGGGGCGTCCACCTACCAGGAGCTAGCGAGCCTTTCGGTGGCAGGGCGGCAAAAGTACCTCGAGGGGCTTCGGATCTCGCCGGAGAGCGCGCGACGGCTCGCGGTGGCCCAGGAACAGGTCTATATGACGTCAACTTTTCGCGCTGGCTTTGTCACGATCCGATGGTCAGCAGAGGAAGGCGTTTCTATTGAATGCGATTTCTACAATTTCGTCGTGGTGCGCGAGGACCCGAACGGCGCCGGAATCGTTACGGGCAAGCGTCCTGCGTCGTTGGGCGAAGCCTTGTCGGTGAGGATGCGATGAAACTTAGTGAGCGCAGACGCAGACCCCAGCAACGCGGCCACGGTCGAGTCGATGTCGAGCGAATTGCCGAGGCCGTCTCCCGGCCAGGGATTGATCCGCGGGCGTGGATTACCCTGGCCCGTACCGAGGCGGGGGCCGACGCTCGGCGCTACGACCCCGACAACGGGTGGATCGTAGATGCCATAGCTTACGGCTCAGCCGTGCACGGCAACACGCTACCGTGTCGCGTGGCCTCGGCGTGGCCCGGTCTGGCAGGGTATGGGGAATTCCGCCCGCCCGCAGACGACGAGGAAATTGTGGTGGTCCTTCCGGGCGGGGATCCCGACGAGGACCCGATTGCTTTGGCCGTGTTGGCCAATGGTGACGGCGGGGGACCGCCCGAGACGGTAGCGGGACGCCAAGTCAACCCTACTGGCGCAACGACGCCAGGTGGACCAATAGCGGCCGAGGATTGCGAGTTTTCGAAGTCGCCCTATTCGCGCGTCGAGGAGCATGAGGGCGAACGGCATATTCGAGCGAAGTGGGTGACTATTGAGGCCATGATGCCGATTGCTGGGATCAAGCTTGGTAGTCCCAGTGCACAGCATCCGGTGGCCAGAGCGGATGAGTTGGCAGCGGCTCTCGAACAGCTAATTTCGGCACTCACCACATGTTTCTCTGCCGGCGCAGGCGCCTACCCGATCAATGGAGCATCAGCATTTGCGACCGCTGCACAGAACGTGATCAGTTTGCTCCATACGCGAGTACAATCCCTGGGCGTGGTTGTGGACTAATCCAACCCAGAGTAGACTCGATCCATGTTTCGGATCGACCAAACCGGCTTGCCCACGGGTACCATTGACCGGTCGCGCACAGATGGGCTGCTAACAGGCGCCCAGGTGACGTTGACTTATTTTGGCAGCGGCACATTTAGACCACGATTTCTGTGGGTGCCTCCCGGCGACACGGGGTCGATCGCATCGCTTGCGCAGGTAACTGCCGGAGTGTGGACATTTACTCCAAGTGCAGGATTTCCAGGCACTTATCGCATTGAGGAAATCGAAAACGAGGGAAAACCAAACGAAGCGCGAAGAGTTCGCTTGTTTCGTGTGCGGACGGCTGCCGGGCTAATTATCCCGGCGCCAAACGAAACTGCGAATCACTTGGCAAATCTCGCGAATGCCACGGTAACTCATGTTGCGCAGTCAGAGGACAATGCAACAGATTACGCAAATGCGCTGCTCAACAACTATCCATGGACTGGATGGTGGCGTGCATGGGCGGAGATGATTGCTATTGCCGATTCCTCTCTCGCAATGAGGTGGCGTTCGGTTATGAATATCGACTTTACCAATGTCGGCAACGTGACATTTCCAGCGGATGGTACTTATACGATCGGTGGGCACTCCTTCGTATTTGTCGGTTTCACTGGGCTACAAAGCTCCAGTTTTCCATGGGCGATTCTTTCCACTGTTGGGTTACGCGCTCGAGCAAATGCTTCCGGCGTTTCTTACGCTGGCGCTGATGCTCCGCGGTTGGTGTGGAATGGCACAAATCTACGAGATCTTGCCCCGACCCGAGTTCGCTTACGTTACGGCAGCAGTGGCGGTTCAACGATCGAAACGTTGCTCATGGCACAATGGGAAGAAGGGCAGACGTATTGTGGCGTCGGGGGATACACCTCGGCAGGATACGGCTTCGATCACTATTCGATGTACCGTGTTTCGGGCGGCACATCGACGCCGGTGGCCTCGAACGTGGATATTGGCGCACCATCATCTGCAGGGAATGGCGACAACCTGGGACTCACTATGCCAGGCGGGGCGCATCCGTTGCGACCCCTGGTGTTAGATATAGGAAATGGGGCATTGGCTGCCGGCGACTCCTATATTCCCCGGGAAATTCGCTTGAGTTCGGGGGATGGGTATACCGTGAATCGGTACAGCAACACCCGTTCGAGCCAGGCAAAGATTGTCATCTGTCCACAATTCGCGACTCACAACACAACAGCCGCAATCGTGTATCTTGGGATGCTGGTTGAGCAATATTACTGAGGAATTCATGGCCACATTTTCGCTATCTTGCGTCGTTGGATCGGTACATCCCGGTTTGGAATTGCAGGTTGCAAAGGGCGATTCTCTGGCGATCAATCTGCGACTGCAGACAATTCAAGGCACCACCTATGACGCTCGCGGGGCCGTGATCTATTTTGCCTGGGAACAAGATCGAGAGCCATCTGGACCGCCACGAATGCTGGCGTTGCCAGGCAATTTGCAGGGCAATGCTACATTCGTTGTCTCGGCGAAAGACTGCTGGTACTTCACGCTGGCGCAATTTTGGTGGGATGCGTGGATAGTGCTTGCGGACGGCACCAAGATCCAACTGGTCCCGCGCAGGCGTATTGTTGCGCTGCAGGCAGTCGGTCCAATTACAGTGGATGACGCTCCGAGCGGACTTGAGCCCGTTCCTTTGCCGCTGCAGCAGACCGTCGAAATCGCGGGTGTACTAGACCTGCCAGGCAACACTGCGCCTCTACCAGCTCCGGCTCCCGTACGCTGGTACTACGCAGGCGAATTCGTTGTGCGTTTGGCTCTGGCGCAACTGCAAACGACGACAGGATATCCGGACTCGGGGGCCGTTGGGACTCTGTACGTAGGGCGCAACGGCAGCCCCATCGGTGCACCAATCCCGATGGTCCAAGGCACTGCCGAGGAGGGTACCGAGGGTATCTTTATCGCGCGCATCGACGCCGCTCATCAGGCTCTCGTGTCCGAGGGCGACACGATCACCTACCAGGCTTGGGTGCGCCCGACCGATCAGGCTGAGTACGCCGCCCATGAACAGGGCGAGGTCGCATTGATCCCATCGGGTAAGCCAATCAATCAGCCCCCTACCATCGTGCTTGCTGCCATCCCTGCGCAGGTGGTGCCGGGAGCGCTCGCGCTGTCGATCGCTGCTAGTGATCCAGATGGCACTCTGACAGCAGACTCTTTCGCTCTGCTCGTCAATGGCACTCCGACTCCGGCCACATTTGCTCTGACTAATGGCAGCTCGTGGACGACGAGCGTCACGCTCGCCACGCTCGGGGCCATGTCCCTGTCGGTGGTCGTGACGGACTCTCTCGGCAGCTCGGTGACGGCCACGCGCAGCACGGTCGTGGTCACTCCTGCAGTCGAGATCACAGCGGACACTCCCCAGGACGTGGGCGCGGTGACGACGCTCGTGACTGTTACTCCGGCGCCGCCGAACGGCACGGCCGTGACCATCCTGGAGGGCACCACGACCCGAGGCAGTGGCGTGCTGACCAATGGTGCCGCTGCCGTGGCGACGTCTGCTCTTGGAGTTGGCACTCACGCCCTGACTGCCCGCATCATGACCCTCGCAGGAGCGGTCGTTAGCCCCGCAGTCAACGTCGACGTCGTGGCGGTGGCACCGGTGGTGGACATCACCACGCCGTCCGGCACGGTCACGATCGGGCAGAGCTACGCCATCACGGCTAGCGTGACCATCGCCACGGGCGGCACGATCGCGTCTGTGCAATACCGCGTCGGTGGCACGGGCAACTGGGCCTCGATGACGCACGGGTCAGGGTCTACATGGACGGCGTCCTGGACCCCCGCCGAGCCGGGCGAGATTACGGTCGAGGTGCGCGCCACCGATGGCGGCTCCCCTGCTACGACGACTACATCCAGTGAGACCGTCACCGCCGAATACTTGACTCTTGCGTGGGGTCCGCTCACGTTTGCTGGCGCGTCGATGTACGCAGAGACGGACGCCCCGTCTACCGCGGCGCCGCTCACTGTGCACTTCGCACTAGATGACGCGATCGACGGGTGTACCATCTTGATGCGCGTGCCCGTGGGTCCGACTGATCTGCTGCTCGACGTTCCGGAGGGCTGGAAAGTCTGGCAAAACGCGCGCATCGTGTCACCGATTGACACCGAGTTCCCGGCGGCTCTGCCGTGGGTGCCCGGGTGCGCATGCGACTTTCTCTTGCAGATAGATTCCGCGGCTCACCGGATTCACTGGTCGAGCAAGAGGTACACTCCGGCTATCGAAGGGTACATCACGAGGCACTGGCCGCTGCACGATGACGGAGCGGCGTACACTGCCGCCGGCAACCCCGTGCTCGCAGACGACGCCGTGCGCGCTGGCGGTGGGCCACTACTCTCCGGTGATTTCGGGCCAGACCCAAACGCAACTATCGGTGGCGTGTCGGTCGATACCGAGGAGCGAGGCAATGTGTTCTTGCGCCCTGCATGGGCACGGCTGCCGTGCACGTCGACGACGACCAAGTACTCTATCAGCTGGCGCATGCGTGCACCCTGCATGCGGACGATCACGGGTGACTCGGGGGCCACGTCATTCTTGGCGACGACCAATGGGGGCGACTGCGTTTTCGGTTTCCTCGGAGGTTCGCCCTTCGATGAGGATGGCAATAAACACCTAGCTTTTGCCAATGTTTTCGAGGGAAATCCGGCGTTTCCTCACATTCGCCGAAAGGTCGCGTACCCGACGTACTACGACACGCGAGACGGGTATTCTCTCGGGTCACTGATCGGCGTCACTAGTCTCAATGGCACTGAGTACGACGGTTGGGCCACGTTCGCTATTGTCGCGGACGGAACCATCGGCAAGATCTACGTCAACGGGATGCTGCGCGCGACGGGCACGATCATCGCGCACTCTTTGGCACAGGGGTTTTACCTCGGCGTGGCCAATGGCGATTTCGGGGACGTGCCCGCGGGCGGTGCTCAGTACTGCGACATCGTGTATTACGACGGCGTGTGGACCGATGCGCAGGTCGCGGCTATCTGCACCCAAACGAGATCGATCGCGAAGGCCGCTCGCCATCCGTCGTCGAACATACTCGTCGAAGGAGTGCACGGATCGTCGCAGGCGAACAGCGGCAATGCGCAGGAGGTACGAGTCAACCACCCGACGTGGACTGTCACGGACGTGCGCATCATCACGGGCATCGACGACAGCCCGGAAAAGCTGGCGATGACGCTATCGATTTGCGCTGCCAAGGACCTGGTCGTCCCTATCCGCGTGGACTGCGGAATGGTCTGGAATCAGTCGGGAGGAACACCCGAGGGCAATGCAGATCGACTCTTCAACGAATGCGTGCGAATGATCCAGCGCAATGGCTGCATTCCGTTGGCAGGTACATTCTCGGGGCATAACGATCCAGCGGCATCGGGGCCGTACACTGCGACGCGCATCCGTGCGCAGGCGGACATCAATCTGAACAAGTACGCGCTATGTATCTCTCGGTACGATCTGCTCGAAGCAGAGGTGTCACTGCCGGACGGCACGGGCACCGCCGGCCCTCTCGGCGTTTCGAGCACGTACTACAATGAGGCGCCTATTCCCGGTGGGTCCGTCGAGGCAGGGCCTCACATGGGCCCGAGGCAGCCACGTACGTTCGCGAGCGATCCAGGTGGTCAATACCAGTGGCCCAATGGGACGCCCGAGAATCCGTGCGCTGGCGTGACACTTTGGGAGTTGATCTTCGAGCAGTCGTGCAAGCACTGGATGATCAACACTGGGATCGGTGGGTCTAATACGAGCTGGTACCCGCCCCCTTTAGACTAGCCGCGGGTACGGCACTGGGAGCGTCATCGAGCGCGGCTCTCCCGGTACCCGCGGTTGGAGCAGGCTCGGTCACTGTCTACGGCTGGGTGCTGCTACCCGAGTCTCCTTCGGACGGCACTGCTCTCACGATTGACTCGAGTCAGGCGCTCATCTATCTCGAGTACTCGGCAGGCGCGGGACGTTGGCACCTGGTGCACGGGTGGGGCGCCGCCGAAGTGTTGATGATGGGGCCCGAGGACGGATGGTGCTTCGTCGCGCTCGTCTACTCGACGATAGAGCTGCGCGCGTACTATCGGCGCGAGGAGATCGTCAATCTCGCAGAGTGCACACCCGTGTCGTGGACGTACGACGATAGCCTTGCGGCCATCCTGCTGACGGGGTGGGCAGGCTGTGCAGTGCAATACTGGGGGTGCCATGTCGGAGCACTCACCCCCGCGCAGCTGCTGGCGCAGAGCCAGTCCCGCACGCAGCTCGTCGCTGGGCGCAGCTACTGGCGACTTGATGAGGCATCCGGTGCGGACCTCGTGGGCAATCACGCAGCCACGCTCGTTAGCGCGACGGCTCACACGGAGACAGCACCGGCCGAGGCCGTCACGGTTGATGAGGCGCTGTCGGCGCTGCTCTACAAGGATTCGTTCTCGCGCAACTACGCCGAGATTTCGACGGCGCCGTTCCCCGGCGCGGTGACGGTGTGTGGATGGTTCCGGTTCGGGAACATGACGCACAATTCGTACGTCTTCGAGTTTCGGATCAACGATGACAATCGGCTGATATTCGTGCTGCAGCACGATGCCGACACCACCGGCATGTATACGAATTTGATGTCCTACCTCGATAGCGATCTGATCGAGCCGTGCGGTGGGTATCATGAGCCGACGGTGACACTCGAGCAGACCACAGGATGGTGGTTTGCCGCGTGGACGATCGTGCCTGGCGAGACGACCACAACGGCGCGCGTCTGGCTAGCGCCACACGGCACGACTCTGACCGAGGTCGACGCCGCTACCCCGACGTGGCCGCACGTGCATGCGGGTAGCTACGCCACACGACTGGTCGTCAGCAACGGAGGCCCCGAATTCGAAGGGGCACACCTGCGCCTGTTCGAGGGCGCGTTGACCGAGGGTCAGCTAGCGTCCCTAATGGCTTCGAGTGCCGCCCAGCCGACGGCGTGGGCGGACTACTCGCTCGCGAGCGGGTCACTGCTGGATCGATCTGGACACGCTCGAAATCTGACCACACCCGGAGAAATTTGGCCGGGAGAATTGGGGCCGCTATGAGTGCCTACGGTTCCGCGTCTTTTGGTTGCGCTGGTATTCCTGTAGTGGTGACAGGGGCTCGATGCCTAGACATGAGTTCCGTCTACCTGGATTTGGACTCGGATTCGGCGCCTGGTTTGCGCAATCCCGCGCGCCGAGACTCTATTTTTTGCTGGCGCAACTGGACGCTGGTTCCTGGAGCAAACGCCAGATCAAGACTAGTGCGCTCAATTTCGTGGCTGGAAACGGATTGCCGATTGCGTATTTGTTTCGATGGCGCCTTGAGCAACAGCTCGACATATCAGCTATGTTCCGAAATAGTCGGGACAAATGTCGTTTTTTCAACTCCGGGAATCCATCGATCCGCGACTATTCGGCGTGCGCAAGAACAGATAATTCAGGACTGGGCAAAGCCGGAGCGCGAATCAGATCTACAAGGTGGCAGCCTTGGAACCACGCAAATCGTCTCTGGTGATCTGGCGCTTACGTCTGGCGTCGCATCGCTGCATGAGCGAATTGTTCGGCGGGTGCAAACGGCTACCGGGGAATTTGTCCACGATACGACATACGGGACAGATTGGCGCGAAAAAGGATTATTGCGAATTGATGGATTGCAGCGTTTACAGTCGCGCCTGGTAGCTCAAATCAAGCGCGAGCCGGATGTGGTGCGTTGCGAGGTGGCCCTGGGGCAGGTGATTGATTCCCCCGGGACCTTATCAGTGCACATCAAAGCAGACACCGCCGATGGTCCCCTGGTAGTTTCGACAGAGGTGGGCCGACCGTGATAGCCTTGGGGCATGAGTGCGCCATTTCCGACTCGTGAAGACTTTTTTGCTGTAGGGGCCCGGGAGTTGCTTGCCCGGCAGCAAAGCCGTCCACCGGGCAAGCGGGTGACGTTGGCAGCTATTCAGACGACAGGCACCAATGTCAATTCGGCCTTGGCTGGGATGGCCGCAATGTGCGACGAGGTTATGCGGCACGCGGCGATCCGGTTTGGTGAGTTGTTCCTCGACTCGTCGGAGGGCGAGGCGCTTGCGCGACTCGTTGCAGATCACATTGATCCAGATTTGGCATGGAAACAGCCAGCGCGCGCTGTGGTGCCATTGCTTTTCACGCGAGCGATCCCTCCGAGTAGTGGGTCTGCCTATACTGTGGCATCTGGGACAGTGGTGCGGACTGCCACTGGCATCGAATTTCATACCGTGGAAGACGCGAGTTTTCCGGTGAATTCTACAGGTCCAGTGGGCCCAATTGCGGCCGAGGCTTTGCTTGCCGGAACGGCGGGGAATGTCGATACAGACACGTTGGAGCAATTTGCTCAACAACCGAGCGACCTGGGGATTTCTGTGACGAATTTGGAGTTCGCTTCAGGTGGCACAGATATCGAGACTAGTCAGGAGTTTTTGAGCCGCGCTAGGGTTTCTCGCCGTGCGCAACGGCGCGGTATATTGGGCGCAATTGAGTTGGGGGCACTATCGATACCAGGCGTCAAAACGGTTATCGTCGAGGAGGATCTCGACGATAACGGAGAGCAAACCGGACTCATTCGGATCTATGTCGCAGATGCCAACGGACGCTCAAATAGCGCACTTTGCGCTTTGGTCCGCGATGCATTGGTCGAGTATCGATGCTGTGGCATCGTGCCATCAGTTGTCGCGACAGCCCCATTGTTGGCCTCAATTGCCTACTCGCTACCGCTACTTGCTGGCTATGATGCCACTGCCGCCGCCACGCAATTGAAGACATTGGCCGTGGCACTAGTGAACCAACTCAAGCCCGGGCAAGTGTTGCAGCGCAGTCTTCTCACCGCGATTGCTCGTACTGTGCCGGGATACGTGGTCAGTGATTCAAGCGTCGTTACTCCATCTGATGACCAGGCGCCGTTTTCTTCCCAAACCATCAAAACTCGCGTGGATTTAGTGACAGTAAACGGAGCATGACATGCCGGTCGCGAGAACAACCAAGGATGGTTTTGTTGAGATTTATCGAGCTGTCTTGCCGAAGGTGTATGTTGCGCCGCTTGAAGATCAGGATGATGGCGCGGGGATGGATCTGGTCTACGCGTTCACCGCGATGGCAGAGCTAGCCGACTGCGCGAGCAACAAGGGTACGCAGGCGTATTTTCAACGACAGCACAGTGACCAGACTGACGAGCCGGCGGCTGCTCCACAGAAGGCAACCGGCTCATTTCAGATCGCTCGAGTAGGATATTCCGCGGGCACATTGGTGCTCCCGGCTGGCACCATGATCGAGGCATACCGAATCGACTCGTATGGAGACGAGGAAGTTGTTGGGCGCTACCTGACCACGGTTAGTGTCACCATCCAAGAGGGAACCGGAGAGGTGACGACGCTATCGATCGAAGCGGAGTTCCCAGGTTACTTCGGCAATTTGTTGCCCGACTCGGTTTTCTTGCGATTTGCGCCACTTGGCACGTCATCTATTCCTTGCACTCTTGGAATATTGGGCTTTGATACTATTGTCCAGCGCAATGTATTGGCCACAGAAGATGCCTCTGTTGATCGATTCGTTGCATCAGATGTTGGGCGTTATGCGCAAATTGTTCCGTCTCCTGGGACTGTGTTTCAGTCGCAGCCGTTGCAGCTAATGCGAATCGATTGGGTGGATGTAGCCAACCAGAGAATGCTACCGTCACTGGGACTGTCTTCGGCAGATGCAGGAAAATCCTGTATCGTGGTGGTGAAAGAGCTGAGTGAGCTTGGGTTATCGTTGAGCCAGCCAACGGCAATCACCGGTGGCAACGGTGGTTTGCTTGACGCTCGCGCTGCGGATTGCGGTGTGGCGCGCCTAGCTGGAGAGCCTGACGAATCACTGGTGACTCGGATCGAGGGAATAAGTGACATCGTGAGTCCTGCGGCTATTACTCGAGCGGTGGATCGCATCCTAGGACCTCTCGGGATTGCCTGGAGACTTATGGAGACTGGCGATCCAAAGGGTCTTGGTGGTCGGGTATGGGATATTCATCCGTGGGATTTCGGCGATCTGGGGCCCACAATATCAAGTTCGTTCGTCTACGATGTGCAGGGGGCTCTTTGGTTATCTGCGAGCCAATTGCATAGATTTTTCGTCGTTGCGGTATCTGCTGCAATTATGAATGAGCCTAGCGCCGCATCGCGGGTGTGGAACGATGTGCATGCAGCAAGAGGCGGTGGGGTTGGTTTTCGGCTGGTGATTGATTCAACGTTGTGACGAGGCTGCCATGAGCGAAGATCGAGTGATTGCGAACACGCTAGAACGAGCAACTTCAACAGATTTCAACGTCGCGCAAGCGATGCAGGCTAGGCGCCTCGGTGATTTTGTTGCGGCTGCATATGCTGACAATGTCGTGCCGGTGCCGTTCCAAAATGGCGTTGGGCTGTCCGACAACAACTATTTCCCGCGTCCCGTAGTGACTGGCCTCAATGTTTACGCCTCGTCATCGAGCTCCGAGATTTACGTCAGCCCAGGCTCATTGACCCAATACAGTCCGCCGTGGGCTCCATTTTCTGGACCGGCATGGTCAGGCACTAGAGTTCCGCCCAGTGATATTCAGACGGGTTTTTTGCGCTCGATGACGACGGTTCCGTATGTGTCGACGGCTGGTTTGGGCCTCAGTAATTCTGCGCAGGAGGCATACCATTTGCTTGTTGCGCGGCTTGTGGAGGTGGTGAGCCTGACCAGCACCGTAAGTATTTTTGACGTAGCAACCCAGGCATTTGTCCCGACAACTCTCACTAAGCGGATTGAGCTACGGATTCAATTCCAATGGATCCTCGGAGCTGCCTTGAATGCCGATCAGACGATTATTCCGTCATTGGATGCTGGGGGTCCAGAGTGGGAACCCATAGCTTACGTGGCGTTCGTTTCGCCCGGGGGCGTGAATTCCGAATCTGGCGCAAATCAAGGTAAAGTCATTGATGTTGCTCGACGTGTCTCTGGGCGTAGTGGGTCATTTCTTGGCTCTGGAGGCAGCGGGCAAAACAGCATTGTGTCGATGCCGACTGCGTTATTTGGCAAGCTCACGAGCGCCAGATCTCCCGATTACGGTGGTGCGCCCAGCAGTGCTCTAATGGGCTCTGCTGTGGCAGACATTGATGGAGAGCGCGCCTTCTTGTCGATATCGCAAGATCATCGGCAAGTAGCGGACGTTGACGCGGTGGACGGATCAAACCCAACGGACTGGACCTTGGTGCACTACTATCTCTGTCCGCTGCAAAGCCCAACACGTCGCAGATGGCCAATGCGGACTGTTCTCAATGTGAGTGCTGACGTTGATCGGTCGCTTCAGTCCCGCGGGATCATTGTTGGCTCGATCATTCAACCAACGCGGAAACGCACGAATTCCTTGCCAATCACGTTATATGCATCTGGGACCACGCGGGGGAAATGGGGTGCACAGTCGACTGTCCCAGCTGGTGCAGCTCAGTACATTGGCAGCGGTCATTCATACTCAAACGGTGGTTTCAATGCGATTTATCCCATGGTGCGTTCGGCAGGGGGCTCGGTGCTGTACCCACTTGGCGAGCAAAATAATATCGTCAGCAACCAGAAGATCCGCTGGTTGTGCCCATACGTTGATTCGATTGAAGGCGACTCTTTGGTGAGTGGTTATGTCGTTAGGTCGACGGACATTGACCTGAGAGACATCGTGCCGCGCACAGCAACCGCAGTACACTTGTTGTTTGAAATGCTGGATGGCACGAATTTTACTCACTGGACTGTCGAGGTTCGCAATCGTGTTGACAACCCAGTGAACGCGATCACGCCGTATCGAGTGAGTCCGGCGACAACTACAGGGCAGCGTCTTGCTGCCGGCGTAATGGTGTCAGGCAACCCGGGCTCTCACGAGTGGGATCATCCTATGTGTATCCTTCGCGTACCGACTGGTTGGGTGCCGGCCAATAGTCATGGTGACGCGTCCTCACTGTCTGCCGAGGGATATCATTTTTGGCTGCATGCGGTGATCTCATCGTGGGAGTCTACCGGTACGTTTTTTGGTGAAGTTCAAATCCGCGTAGTCGGATGGGATGAATGAAGAAAGGATAAAATGAGCTGGAATGTTGCTGGATTGCTCACGGTTGGCCTAACTCTGCTCACGTCGGGTTGGGTTGCAAACACACTGTCGACGATGCGAATTTCCAAGCGAATCTCCAAGGCATCGAAGGCAGCGCTTTGGATCCACGGAATCCATGGTATTGTCGCAGCCCTCGATCCAATCGAGGAAAAGGAAGAGAAAAAACCATGAGAATTGTAATTGCATTGGCAGCGTTGCTGCTATTCGCAGGATGTGCCGGAACCCTCGATGAATCCCGGGGCAAGGTTGCTTTAGCGCGTCCGGGCGCTGCTCTGTCCACGCCAGAACGATGCGTGCAACTGTCGGATCGTCAATGGACTACTGGCATGATTGGGGCAGGCGCGGGCTTCGCGGCGGGCTCGGCGGGTCTATCCACGATCATGAGCAGCGATCACAATGTCCGGCTCGCACTAGCGCTCACTTCGGTCGGGTTTGGGATGATCGCAACCGGATCGACAATTGGGTCGCAGTTTGCCGCGAGTTCCTACGCGCAAGAATGTGTTCAGCCGGCAGGTGCGAAGTGAGAAATGGGACAGGGCGTTCCCTGGCTTTCGTTGCCCTCCTGGGCGTACTGTCGCTCGCGCCAGATTGTGGTGGCAGCAACCCTACCCCTCTGCCGCCGACGACCCTTGGTGGGGCGACTGGGCAGGGCGGAAGCGGCCCCATTGGCTCCGCGTGCCAGCAGGCGCAATGGACGCTGGAGGCTCTCCGGTGTCCTGAGGCAACTACACCGCAAGGCACACCCTTCGCGGTGGTCTGTGATCGGGCGGCAGTAGATGGGCGAGACATGCATCCATCGTGCATTGCCAAAATTACAGCCTGTAGTGAGGTCGAAGCGGCCTATCGAGGGGAGCTCTGTCGATGATTCTATTTGCCACTGGGCGACAGCCACATAGTCCGCAACAGCTCGCGAATCTGCGCGAGAAACACGCTTACGTTGGCGCAGCCATTGTTGCTGAAACGATAGTGCAGCCCATTGCACGGATCCGGAATCAACGCTCGACGCCAAGTTGCGTGGGCCAGGCTTGTGCCGGCGCAATCCATGCGCTCATCGGTTTCGACGGCTCCGCGATCAATCTCTGGATCGATGCGCGACGCAGGCAAGGTGACATCGACAATCCCGATGATGGTACTACGGCGGAGACGGCGATCGAGTCCCTGATTGGTCGCGGCCTTGATCCGTATGAGGACGGAGAAGAAAGCCGTTCGGCTGCTGATTATTCGCAGATGCCAGCTCTCGCTGCCGAACTGGCAGCAGACGACCATCGAATCTCGCCGGTTGCTGAGCGCTACATCGTGACCGGTACGGTGGCGAAGCAACGTCTTGCCATTATTGAGGCGCTCAAGGCTGGACATGCGGTACTTTGGGCTACCGGCGTCAAGGATCCGTTCTTTGGCCTCACCTTCGATGCAGTGGCGGACTCCAACTTCATCGGCGCCGACTTCAATGGCCACGAGATGCGGATCGTTGGATACGATGCCACGTCGGATGAGTTTTTGATCCAAAACTCATGGGACAAAGATTGGTGCGGCTGCAATTTCCAGGGCGAGACGTACGCAGGTTGCTTCCGATGTCGCGCTGTCGATGCGATCGAATGTGCATGGGACACGATGGTGCTGCAGCTCAAGCCCGCGCCGTGAGCCACAAGGATTTACCGTCGTATCAGCGCATGCGAGCGCGAAAACGTGCCCGAGCGAAATGCCAGATTTGGGATCATCCACTCGGGCACAAAACTAAGCGATGTGGAGCGTGTCGCTTAGTGATTGGGCGCGAGCAATTTGATCGATGTTCGCATGCCTCAGATGGGTTGCAGGGGTATTGCAAGCAATGCATGCGGTTGCGTAGATATGGTGGCCACAGGGCTTGCGCAACTTCACGAAATATGACCCAATGCTCGCATGCCAGTCGGCGAACTTCGTGAGCTTCGTTTTCGAAACCTAGTTGTGCCTGTGCAATTTCTGGCTGCTGCACAGGGGACGTGGACGCCTTCGGATCCGGCGCGCGAAGTGCGGTTGATCTGCTTGCATTCGGCAGAGTGCGGGGAAGTTCCTGGGGCCGCTGAAGCGCTGCAGACTTGGGCCGCTGGCAGTGCGCATCCGAAGGGGGCCTCATGGCACTTCGCGGTTGACTCCGACAGCATTACGCAATCGGTCGAGATCCACGATGTGGCTTGGCACGCGGGGCCGATCAATGGCTACTCGGTGGGGATCGAGCAGGCGGGACGCGCGGCGCAGACCTACGAACAATGGACGGATGGTTATTCCGCGGCGCTGCTCGAGCGCACGGCGCGACTGATTGCGTTGCTAGTCGCGTGGTACGACCTGCCGATCGAGCATGTTGCGAACCCAAAGGATCCGAAAGCCAAGGGCATTTGCACACATGCTGACGTGACGAAAGCTTGGGGGACTCGAGGGGGGCACACCGATCCGGGCGCTGCATATCCCATGGAATTTGTGCTAGCTAAGGCGCGCGGCTATCAATTAGGAGCGATCGAGCCATGAGCGAAATCGAAGTACAGGCAGAGCTTGATCGAGTACGGCTCGAACTCGAGCAGACCAAAGCGACGCTTGCGGATTTTCAATCACGTGACACGGATCGGCCTCCGGCAAGCGAGCACCCGACCGGGTCAAGCCGGATTGATTCCGTGGCGCACTACATCGAGCTCATGGATTCGTTGGTGTCGGAAGTGCAAGGTTTTCGGTTAGATTTGCAAAAGCTGCCCGAGCAGGTTGAGAAATCGGTAGCTGCTGGGATTGCCAATTCAACCGTGGAAATCGTCACTCGTCTTGAAAAAGCCGAGGCGGAAATCGTGCGGCTCAAGCGCTGGCGCGAGGACTTTGATGGTGAGGGCTGCGGGTTTGCGGGCTGCCCACGGCGGGCCATGGGTGACTAGTGTCTGTGCCAATAAAATATCGGGAGACGCTTCCGTCGGAAATGTCGCTCGAGGAAATCCTAGGCGCTGGCATTGCTGAGCACGCAGCGCGAGCGCAAGCGGCAGAAGCCCGAGCAGCATCCCTGGAGGCAGAGCTAGCAAAGCTCCGCGCTGGTAATTCGGAGCCGCCTTCCGGAATTGACGTGCGCACCAGCGGCGGAAATCGTGTCAGGGGCGAACGCAGCACCACGGTAATCGTGATGTTGCTCGTGGCTGTTACGGCACTGCTTTGGCGGTTACCGGATATCCTAGCCGCGCTTTGCGATTAGGCCGCCTTGCGGGCGCTCTGACGCAGTAGGATCCCCTCGATGACCTGGACTAGCTCGGCAAGCGAGGCGCTGTCCAGCAAGTCGAGTAGCGCGTCAATGGTGGCTCTGGTTGGTCGAGACATCGGAGTCTTTCCGGCGACCACCTGGCCGCCATTACCTTTTGGGCATAGGGCCAATATAGCTCTCTATTTGTGCGTGTCAAGAATCAAAGTACTGGCCGTTCGGTAGTGAACTGCAGTTTACATGTCACATATGGTGCCATAGTGAATCTTTGGATACAGGATAGCGTTTGATCGGGCGATCGGGCCGTGAACAATCAATCACTCTTGACACGATTTCAAAACCAAGCGATCTCTCGCGCGGCTTCTGGCTTCGCCTCGATAACCCCGCAGATCGGGGGGCTCTCATCGAGCCGCCCCCCTCGGCAGCGCTGGCGCGACTGCCTCACCCCTGGCCCTAGTCGATATCGTGCGGTGCCTGACGGCACCTTCGAATCGACGACATCGCCTAGCCAATGCGCTTCGCGAGTAGGCCAAAACCAGGTGTATCCAAAAGTTCACGCCTTGCCCAAGCGTTAACTAGCTGCTACTAGTTAGCTATGCCGAAAGCAGAGCAGACAGAGCAGAAATCGCCGAAACGACGGCACGCATCGACGTTGCGAATTCGGATCGACATTGCGGACGCGCTAGATCGGGTACAGTGGGAAACAGGAAGAGCCAAATCAGCGGTGATTTGCGAGGCCGTCATGGAGTGGCTCAGGCTGCGAGAGATCGCGATCCGTGAAGGGAAGCCGAGGATCGTCGATTTGCCGGTTTTGCGAGCAATCCAGCGGCAACCGAAGCCCGAATCGAGAATCATGGACCAGTTGGAGGTGGCCGAGGATCCGAGAAAGGTAGGTCAATAGTGAGTTGGTGGAGGGTGCAGCTTTCTGTTAACGGCAAGGTCGAAAGCTGCACGAAGCTTGAGGCCATCATCCAGGAGTCGACTGGCTCTCGTGTGTTTTTTGTGTGCGCTTCGCTGCGTATTGACGCGGAAGCTCAGGCGTACAAGAGGTACAAATTACAGCAAAAACAGGCACAGCGGGCGCGCAGAGCAACCAACCGCGCACAAGGGCTTTGTAAATGTGGCCGAAGGCCCCCAGCTGGACGTAAGCAATGCGATTTGTGCATTGCTCGATCAAAGGCGTCGAAAGCGAGAGCGATGGCGCGAGAGCGTGGAGAGACTCTCCAACCACTGCCGCCCAAGTCGATGGCGATAGCCGAAACGCGAGCTGAACGCGAGCAGGAGGTAAGGCTTGAGGTGCTGCGAAAGGTACAGGAGGAGTGGCAGCGTTCCCCGAACGTCAGATCCTTCGGGGTATGGCTGGACAAGCAGATCGCGACCGCGGAAAAGGGCAAGTGCTATCCGGAATCCTTGCCTATCTCGTGAGTCTACCGATCTGGACAGCAGACTCATGGGAACCGCCCGAGGCTCGACGGGCACGTCTCGAGGTGGCAGCACAGGCCATCGTCGAGGCCTCTCGCGGGGACCGACAAGTGGCGGCAGCGGTGGCGGTCCAGGGGGGACGTGAGAGCCTGTTCAGCGTTGGTTGGGGCCAATGCCAGTGCGACACTGCTCGAGGGGAGTGCGACCGAGGTAAGGCGCACGGGTACTGGCAGTGGCATCGGATCCCATCCGAGCCTGTCGAGTCATGGGAGGCGCTCTGCTCGGTTGAGGCGATGCCTGTGCTCGTGGCTGCCACCAGGACAGCGAAGTGGCTACGCGGCTGCTCACTGGGCGACAGAGTGTGCCTGGCTGGCAAATATGCGCGCTTGGGTGGGCTTCCAATGGAGTCGCCTCCGGAGTGGGCTTTTGGGCGAGCCGACGCATCAATTCGGTTGGCCGAAAAGATTCGTCCCAACAAAAAATCACTCGCCAGTAGAAAACCATTGGCACTCTCGGAATAGTGAGCTATATATACTGAGTCGGCAGCGAACGCCGGCAGAAAGTAGAAACTCCAGATGACCACTAGCCGCGAGATCCAAGACCGAATTGAAGCGCTAGAAGACGAAGCGAACGCGCACCAAGATTCAGAGCAAGAAACGCTATGCGATCGCGCTAGCGGGTACGAACTGTATGATTCGGATCACAATACTATTGTGAGTCCGGAAGAACTGTTTCCCGCCTCTGACACTCCTATGGTCGACTACGTGGCCACCATCGTAGAAAGCCTGGATTGCGATCAGGCAGAGGGCCATGTCCGGGTCGGCAATCGTCGCGTCTTTGCTCAGTAGTCGCCGACCATTGACCGAGGGGCTTAGGGCATTGAGAGGATCAAGAAATGTAAAATCGAGTGTTCGTGACTGGAGACCAGTGGGTAGAAAGTGCGCCTGATGGGGCCATCCCGGGGGTGCGCTATTACGATGGCGTACATCGTGGGTTCGTCCCCGCGCATTCAGCGACGTGCGTTGGGCGCGCGTCGGATGAGGAAATGTGTGTGGCAATGGCGGAGGCGCGGTCTAGGCTGCGCGAACGTCGTGCGTATAGCTTAGGGTGCGCAAGATGATCACCGAGTCAACCTATTCTGTAGATGACGAATTCGGTAACCCGATCACGACTGGATGCGAGACATTCGGTGCCGCACTATCGACGGCGCGGCGATACCTGAGCGCTCACGCGGACGCACCTAGTGTGCTCGTGTATGACGACGATGAGTCTTGGGAGCTCACGCGCACCGACGTCCTAGGATGATACTGACTCCCCCAAGGGCCTCGCTACTCGGATAGGGTAACGGGGCCAAGGGGGCGCCAGTGGCGCACCAGAGAGGGCAACATGGCCAAGCCAATCACCAAAATCTCGGACCTGCCGCCTGCAATCGATTCCGAGCAAGAGGTGGCAATTCCTGGATATTATCTCGGACAGGGCGACAGATACGATCGTTGGCTGCTTCGACGAGCGCGCGACGGCAAGCCAGTGGCAATCGTTCGTATTCGTTGGTCGGGACTCTGGCCCATAGCGAAAAAGGTCAAGTGATGTTGATTCCGGCGAAGTACAATGGAAAATGCGCGGGCTGCGGCGATCCGATTGTGATCGGTGAGCAAATCAGCTGGACGCGCGGTAGCTCCGCGGTGTTTCATGCGGGTTGCTCGACGGAAGGGCAAGCGGCAGCGAAGGCGGCGCAGGCCTCGCGCGCGACTGACGCGGACATCGAGCTTGCTTGTCCCCCTGGCCTCGAATATATGCCATTCCAGCGAGCGGGGATTGCTTTCGCTCTGTCGGTTGGCAAGACTCGGCGGGGTGTGTTGTTTGGTGATGCGCCTGGACTCGGTAAGACGATCCAGGTACTCGGCTGGATCAACAATGAAACCGAGATCAATTCGGTGTTGGTGATCTGCCCTAAGTCTCTGACGATCAATTGGATGCGAGAGGCCCGCAAGTGGCTGACCCGCGATTTCAAGGTCTCGTGCGTGCCCGGTTGTGGCGATGTGGTCGTGATGTCCTACGAGGGCGCGAAGAAGTACTCGGCGCAACTGGACCGCAAATGGGGTCTGGTCGTGGTGGACGAGGCCCACCTCGTAAAAAACCCCAAGGCGCAGCGCTCGAAGGCAGTGGCGGCAATCGTCGCGAAAGCGTCGCGTCGAGCCCTGCTCACGGGGACACCGATTCCCAACCGTCCGATTGAGCTATTCCCGCTCATGGCCATGGTCGATCCGGCAGAGTGGGATCCAAATGGAAAGGGATTCTTTCGCTTCGCTCTGCGGGACGCGGCGGCGCACAACTCAACGGGCTATTGGGACTTTTCTGGCGCGTCAAACCTCGATGAGCTGCAGCAGCGATTGCGGTCAACGAACATGATTCGTCGGACGAAGGAGCAGGTGTTGACCGAGCTGCCAAAGAAGCGCAGGCAGGTGATCGAGCTACCAGCGAACGGCGCAGCGAAGGCCGTGGAGGCCGAGAAAGCCGCATGGGATCGGCTCGAGTCGCGGCTCGAGGATTTGCGCGCGGCGGTAGAGCTTTCGAAGGCCTCGGACGATCCGGCGGACTTTGACTCAGCTGTGCGTGCACTGAGCGGTGCAACGAAAACAGCTTTCACCGATATTTCGAAGCAACGTCACGCGGTGGCGGTGGCGAAGGTGCCGCATGTGATCGAGCATGCGACGACGTGTCTGGAGGACGCAGACGGCAAGTTGCTGATTTGGGTACACCACCACGATGTTGGGGATGCGATTCGCGAAGGGCTCTCCGAGTTCGGTGTGGTTGGGATCGACGGTCGTAACTCAAGTGAGGAGCGAGACGCGGCGGTCCAGAGGTTCCAGAACGATCCGAATGTGCGGGTGTTCGTGGGTGGGATATCGGCAGCAGGCGTCGGCCTTACCCTTACGGCCTCTGCTCACGAGATTTTCGCAGAGCTCGATTGGGTACCCGGCAACATGTTGCAGGCCGAGGATCGGGCCCACCGAATCGGTCAGCTAGAGTCGGTGCTTGTGCAGCTCATGGTGCTCGAGGGCTCGCTCGACGCTCGAATGGCCTCGGTGCTTGTGGACAAAATGGCCGTTGCCGAAGCAGGGCTCGACGCTGACACGAGGCGCAATCAGATCCTGCCAACTGCCCAGCCACCCGCCACGGCGGGCACTGTGCGGGAGCTGGCAGAAGTGGCAGCCAAACTCTCGGCGACCGACGTGGCCGAGGTACACGCGGCGCTGCGGCGGCTCGCTGGGCTCTGCGACGGGGCAGCGGCAATTGACGGGCAGGGGTTCTCGAAAATCGACGTCCGGATCGGTCACTCGCTAGCCAATGCTCCGAGGCTCAGCCCCAAACAGGCAGCGCTGGGGGTCAAGTTGTGCCGCAAATATCGGAAACAACTAGGCGAAGGCTGCTGGTCGAACCTGTAACCAGTTGTTCACACCAAAGAAAAAAGTACCCACCCAGAAAACCATTGGCACTCTCGGAATAGTGAGCTATATATACTGAGTCGGCAGCGAACGCCGGCAGAAAGTAGAAACACAGATGGTCAAATCAATCCCCACCAGTGAGCAAATGCGACAAGCAATCAAAGCTGATCAGCTGACCCTTGACGCTTTGACGGAAAAGGGATGGACCGGCGGAACCGCGCTAAGTGTTCTGCTCGGAAGCATTTACAGTCACCCGATGTTTGATGATTTTCGCGAGGTATCCAGGAGGAATCCTCAGTTGCGCCACATGCGCGCGTTGGCCGAAGGGCTTTCTGGGTGTCGGCACCCAACCGACGGTTCTCGACGCGGGAAACCATCCGAAAGAGGAGCAAGGATATGAGCGAGCAAACCAGGATTCTGACCTTCGATTCTTTCATCCGGGCCGAGCAGGCCCGATCAATCCGGTTCGCCCAAGGTGAGGCGACCCAAGAGGAACTAGAGGCTATCTGCGGGCTCAGCGAGACCGTCTATCTCGACGCCTACCCCGAGGCAATGCAGTTGCAGATCAGCGCTTACCAGGCGCAGCGAGCGGCGTCGTGAAGGTGTTACTGGTAGTTGTTCTGGGGCTGGCTTGGGTCTTTGCGGCGCTGTTGTTTTCTGTGCGGTTTTGCCGTCACGTGGACGATCCGCCGAAAAGCAGATGGGAGAACGACTGTCATGGCGACGACTGAGGACCGCGAGCAAGACGCATGGGGCCAGATCGGGGCATTGCTCAAACGCATGCATGATGCCGGGTGGTGTCCGGATCTGAAAATCCGAAGCGGTGGCGAGACGGCTCGGATCGAGTTACAGCTTGACTTGTTCCTCGACGACCAGCCCGACGTCTACGAATGGCAATTCCCCTTCTGTGAAGCGGCGCAGCAACTTTTGGGAAAGCTTGAGGAGCTCAAGCAGAAAGTGAACGAACAGTGGGAAAGCAAGAAGATCTGACAACGGTGATGAACGCGGGCGAGAAGATAATCGGCGCGATCGTGTGTTGGTCGCTCGACGGCTACTCGGCAGGGCGCGAGTCATTCAGCGGAGCGATGCGGACGGCGTGGGAAGTGACGGAGTGCGCGCTTGTTCGGCAGCCGAGACCGAAGGCGGCTTTGCGCGCAGCCTGCGAGCGATTCAACGGTACGCGCAAAGGGATTCTGTTCCGCCCCTTCCGCAAGACGGGCGGCTTCGCCTGCGTTCTCGAGTCCGAGAATGCGGGGCAAATGATGCATGCTCACGTGGCTACGGTGCTCGCGGACGACGATGGCCCACAATGGCAATGGATCGCGAGCAAAGATGGCCCAGCGTCGCAGGAAATGCAGGCGTTGCCCGGTCGCATTCGTGAGCTTTGGGCTGCGAAGCGTGAGCGCGTCGACTCCGATGAGCTGTCAGCCACGCTCGTGGCGTGCATGCTCGGGACCTATCGTGAGCCGCTCCTAGGGGCATTCTGTCTGCGGGATAGAACCGGTGGTGTCTACTTCGTTCCGGCGGCGACGCTCGATAATCTGCGAGCGATCCGCGTGGCAGTGAACTCGGCTTCGCGTGGCTGCAAGCTGCAAATCCTCACGGTGTCCGGTACTGCGGAAAACCTCGCAGAGTCTGCAGGGCAGGCTCGAGCAACTTTCGCTCGGCAATTGGCCGAGGTGCGTGAAGAGGTGGCCGAGTTCGTGGCGGCCGCGAAGGCTGAGGGCAAGTCAGCGGACACACGGAACATCGCAGTAAGGGCTGAGCGCTTCCATGCTCTTCGGGCTCGGGTGGCCCTGTTTCGCGATATCCTTGGCGATGTGAGTGGAGATCTCGAGACCGAGATCAACGAGGCCAAATCAGCCATGGTGGAAGAGCTAGAGGCACTCTGACGTGGGAAGACCGAGGACCAAGTCGCGACGGCGCGAGACGCCGATCGTCAAGGTGGTTGGGAAAGTCCATGCCCTTGGCGAGCGGATCGCGTTGCGGTGTGCGGAACTTGGTCTGACCTACCTCGATTTGTCGGCTCGGCTCGGGTACGAGCGTCCAAACGGGCGGCATGTGGTTTTTTTTTCGATTGCGCAGACGGTCAAATACGACCGTCTAGTGAGGCTCGCGCGCGCCCTCGAGTGGGATAGCCTGGCTCCATTTTTTGAGAAAATGCCTACATTTGAGGGCCAGACCCGGGCAGCGCTGAGAAAATGGGAAAAGAACATTGTCGCCACAAATGCGGGTGCTAGAGAATCGGCGCCGCCTCACAGCGGCAGAAAGTAGCGAAATGGCAAGTCTGCAAAGCAGGTTTCACGGGCTCGCGAACCAGCTCAAGGCCCAGTACTTCGAGCGTGATGCGATCGTGTCGGGCATGATGTGCGCGGCGATAGCAGGGGAGCACGTCTTGTTATTGGGGGAGCCTGGTACGGCCAAGTCCGCACTGGTGCGTGGGTTCTGCGCTGGCTTCGGTGGGGCGAATTACTTCGAGTGGTTGTTGTCCAAGTACTCGGTACCCGAGGAGCTATTCGGGCCCCTGTCACTCGCAGAGCTCAAGCGCGGGGTCTATTCACGGGTGACTGTTGGCAAGTTGCCCGAGGCCGAGATCGTGTTCTTGGATGAGATTTTCAAGAGCAATTCTGGTGTACTGAACAGCCTTCTGGCGGCGATCAACGAGCGCAAATTTCACGACGGTAACTCGGTCAAGACGATCCCGTTGCGGCTATGTGTGGGTGCGAGCAACGAGCTCCCCGAAGGCTCCGAGCTGGCTGCGCTTTACGATCGTTTTCTTGTGCGATATTGGGTTGATCCGATCAAGTCGCTCAAGTCCATGTCAGCTATGCTGGTTGCAGGCGACCAGTCGATCGGAGTGGCAGCGAGCCTCGCGGACTGGACGAAAGCTCAGGCGGAAGCCAAGCAGATTTGCTTTCCTGCGGTCGCGGTAGACGCTCTGCTTAGCCTCAAAGCCAAGGTTGAGGCTGACGGGGTGTCGGTGAGCGATCGGCGCTGGAAGCGCATCGTTGGGCTACTGCGGGCAAACGCCTGGCTATCTGAAGACACCGAGGTTTCAACGGACCATTTCGAGATCCTGGCAGATTGCCTCTGGTCGGATCCCGCAACTCGGACGCAGGTTGCCTCTCGAGTGTCCGACGTGGTCGGTTCGGCTGTGGCCACTTCGCGCAAGATCCTCGACATGCTCGTTGTCGCGCGAAATCAAGTGACAGCTCGCCCGACGGATCCGCAAGGCTTGGGAGATTGGCGCAAGCAATTGGTAACGCTTGGCACCGAGGCCACTGAAGCAGTGCTCAAATTGCAAGCAGAGGCCGAAAAGCAGTCGGGCCGCAAGCGCCAGAAAATCGAAGCGCTGGTAAAAGAAGGGCAGCAGCAGAAAGAGGAAATCCGAGCGATGATTCGCGAGGGGATGGACTTCTGATGGCCCAAGCAGTCACCTACAGCGGGATTACGGCTCGGCCAGTTGTGGGTCCAGATGGAAAGGTTTCGCATTGGATCGCGGACGGTGCGTCAATCCCTGCTGACCTGTTTGCTGTCCATGGAAAGGCGATGCTTGCCGCGAAGGCGAAAGGCGTTCCGTGGGTCCCGTCGCAAGCGCTTTCGAAGGTCAACGGTCGTCAAGTGTCCTTGGTTGAGAGCGTGGCTCACTTGCATGACGTCTTTTCCGACGGCAGAGACGTGGCTTACAAGGTGGACGAGCAGACCCGGCAGGCTGCAGCGGCAGAGTTACAGCGCGGCGGCCAATTCGGCGAGGTCGTAGATGCGTTGGCTAACGAGAATTGGCCAGCACTGCCACGGGAATTGTTCGCGCGGCTCCATGGGGACCCGGAACCACTCGAGCAGTGCCCCACGGGTGCTGACTGGGCAAAGGAACTGCACAAGGCAGCAGACGAATCGGACGATTGGGATCGGCTGCGCACGCTCAGCCAAGGGGACTCGTGGGCAGCGGGGATCGGGGCAGCGGCGGTTGGGCGCAAGTTGATCGATGCCTTCGGGGATGCGTTGCGAGACCTGCCGCGAGAGGATCCGCAGAAACTTGAGGAGCACATTGACACGGCGGACGAAGCCTTGGGTCTGGGCGAAAAGGACACGCAGCGGGCCTTGGAATCGATGATCAACGAGGCAGCAGCGGCAGCGAATGCGTGCGAAGTCGTGGCCGATGCGATTGCCAAGAGTCCATCGAAGGCACTTCGAGCGATTGTCGCTGGGGCTAAGGAAGCTGTGCAGGAAATCAGCGAGACCTTGCAGGCTGTCACGGCCCTTGGTGTCGGGACCGAGCCGGGTCATCTGTCGCGGGTGACTGGTCCGCGCGAGGAAATCCTTCGGGCGTTGCGAGACGATCCAGCATTGCGAAGGATTGCCGTTCTGGCGGGGCGGCTCAAGGTGGCGGCTCGAGCGGCGCAGCGTTCCAAATCGAGGTACGTCCCGGAACAAATCGTGGACGTCACGTTGGGCGGGGAGATCTCGCGCCTGCTTCCCTCCGAGCTGGTTTCGTTTGCTGTCCCCGAGCTGGAGCTATTGGGGCTCAAGCGCTTGGCCGAGCGGCAATGTCTTGAGTATTCGTTTGCGGGCACCGAGCGAAAAGACCGCGGCCCACTGGTGCTGTGCGTGGATGAGTCTGGATCGATGAAAGGCGCACCGCATGAATTCGCCTGTGCCGTGGGGCTGGCCCTGCTCGAGATTTGTGCAATGCAGCGACGAGCATTTGCCTATTTGCACTTTGATTCTACGGTCTCGCGCGAATGGATTGTCGAGAATCCGGCCAAGCTCAAGTTTGCCGACTTTCTGGCGGAAGTGTCGTATTTCTCCGGCGGCGGAACCAACTTCGAGCCGCCGCTGAAACGTGCGACCGAGTTGATTGCCGGTAGCTCGGCGGCCTTGGTTGACGCTGACGTGATGCTGCTTACGGACGGGGCGGCCACTTGGGGCACCGACAAAACCGACGCGGTCGCTACCCTGGGGCAGCTTGGGGCGCGATTGTGGGGCGTAGAGATCGGCGGTTGTTTTTCGGTTGAGCAGAGCAAGGCAATGGCCGGTAAGTTTTCATTGCAGCCCGGCCTTGTCGGGGCAACCGTTCAAATTGAACTTGCTTTTGGGTTATGACACGCCGAGCGGAGTGGATCCCGATTCGCGATTTGAAGCCAGGCGACTGGATCGCGGATCCGCACTGCGGGCAACCCGGGCGCGTCAAATCGGTTGACATCGACGGTGACTCTGTAATAGTGAGCTACCTCAAGGGCCCACCGGGCCAATTAGGGTTTCGGGTGCAGCTGACAGACACGGTGTCCAGGCTGGTAAAAATCCGGCAGAAAGCGGCAAGCAAGTGAGACAACTGCAAGTACTGACGAACTCCGAGGCGGAGTGTTATGACGAGTGCCCCGCAAAGCACGGCTATGCCTACCATGAGCTACTGCGGCCAATTGCGATCGCAAAGCCATTGCAGCGGGGCACGCTCTACCACGCCGGCGTGGCCGCTGGCTGGCGTGCGGCCTGGGCTGCGGACTCCTGGCACCTGCCGCTTGTGGAGCGCGTAGAGCTAGCCAAGCAGGCCGCTAGCGCAGCCATCGAGGAGCTAGCAGCAGAGGCGTCGGCAGAGCTGGCGCAGGTCGAGGCGACTCCCGAGCGGTTCGATACCCTGGACGAGGTGACGCGGATTGCAACTTGGGGCGCGCGACGATATTTCCAGGAACGGCAGAACGACTTAGATCCGGCACGGTTTCTTCCGTTGGCAGTTGAGCAGGCGTTTTCGGTGCGACTCCCGAATGCGGCGGGACACCCAACGATCGTCCAGTATGAGGGCGTCATTGACCTGGTGCTCTACGATCGCGAGATGGACATGATTCGCGTCGAGGATCACAAAATGCCCGAGGACGGGCCCTCGGCGCTTGAGAAAAAGATCGAGCTAAACACGCAGACGACGGGGTATCTTGCGGCAGTGCGGGAGCTGCAGAAGGATCCGAAGAACGGATTTTGGCGGTTCTTTCGCGAGAATGTTGCCGGATCTTGCGTTCATGAGATCTCGCTTGATAGGATTCTGCAAGGGCAGACCGGGCTAGTCGCATACAACGTTATGCGCGGGAAGATCCCGGCAGAGCCACGGGTCAACCAAAAAGGCGATGTTTCTGTGGCTGAGTGCTCAACGTTGCCCGAGATTTACGAACGCGCCCTATTGGAACAGGCCACGGATCGCGGCATCGACATCAGCCAGAAGCAGCGGGATCGACTCGAGCAAATTCGAGCGAAGGCCCGATGGTTCGAGCAGATGGAATTTTTTCGAAACGGTGAGGAAATTCAGCGCTGGCTCGAAGAGACATTGGTTAAGGCCAGACTGATTCGCGAGAGCGGCCGCAATCCCGAGCTGCGAATTCGCAGGCCTGTCCATTGCTCGTCCGCCTCGTCTTACGCCTGCGCTTATAAGGCGGTTTGCATTGACCCAACTTCGGATGCGGTGAAGCGAACAAGCTATCGTGTCGCGATTGACAGCCACGAGGAAGTGGCAGAAGCGAAAGAACAAAATGGCAACGAAAAAGACCTCGGGTGGTAGAGCGAAGAAAGAAAAGACCATGGGCAAGCGGCCGAGCAAGTCCAAGAAAGCGGCAGCGCGGAAAGCTGGCACGGGCGAAGCCCCCAAGAAGAAGCGCGGACGCCCCCCGAAGCCCCTCACGGCAGAACAGCGATCGGTAGTGCCAGACGCGCTACACGCGGCGGCGGAGCTAGGAGACGCGGATGCCATTGAGCATCGTGCTCGGATCCTCAAGGCTTACGACGCTCTCAAGCGAGCGGAAGCGCGCAAAGCCGAAGTGTTCAAGGAATGCCGAGACCGTACCAACCAGGAAAAGGCGACTTTTCAGACGACGATTGAAGCACCGGTGCAGGACAATGCCGTCAAGGATACGTTGCTTGGGTGGATTCGTCGTGCGCAGGCGGCTTGGCAAGACGTCAATGAAACCGACCTCCTGAACAAAGAGGAAAAGAAACTTGCTGGTAAGGCGTTCAGGCAGACCCGAAAGATTTTCGACGACACGATCACGAACGTTTCTCAGCTGGCTCTACCTTTCGCGGATTTAACCGAGGATCTCCCGGCAGTGGTTGCGGAGTCGGTGCGTGGTGGTAATGACGAGCCCGAAGACGAAGACGAGCCCGAAGACGAAGACGAGCCCGAAGACGAAGACGAGCTAGATTTCGAGTAAAGCTTGGCCGCACAAGTGCGGTTATTGGATAGCAATGGCGGCACAAGTGCCGTAGAAGGTGAAGCAATGTTGAGACTGGATGATCTGGCCGGGGAAACTTACGTTTCCGCGGCGATTTACGGCAAGCCCGGCACAGGCAAGACGAATTTTGGTGTGAGCGCTCCGAAGCCGCTGATTGCGCTAACGGAGCGCCAGGCCTTGATCCACGTGAAGGCAGCAGCGGTGCGACTGGGTAAGCCCTGCCCGCCGGTGGTGTTCTGTGAATCGATTCAAGACTTGCGGGATCTGGTGCGCGCATGTCACGGCGACAAATCGAAACCGTTCCGTGTTTTGCACAAATTCAAGACCAAGAATGGTGAACCCGATAAAGAAGAGGTGGTGCTGACGTTGCCCGAGTGGCCCGAGACACTGGTTCTCGATTCGGGCACGGATGCCGGTCGATTGATGACCGAGGCAATCGATCGCGAGAGCCCGCCTCGTGCTGGTAGTGACGGGTTACCGACACACACTCAGAATTACTGGGGTGTCTTGGGCAATCGTTTTGGCTCATTCGTTCGGGACTTCCGCTCGTTGCCGCTACACCGGATCATCCTGTGTCTAGCGGACGACAAGGAAGTTGGCGAAAGCGACGCGCGAACGCGGTGGCTCGGTCCGTCGTTGCCGATGCGTCGACTAGCAGACGATCTGGCTGCGTCGGTCAACGTCGTCGGCTATACTTATCGGCGGATCAAGCGCGAAAAGCGCGGCGATTCCGTGGTGAATTCGATTCATTATGGCGTGTTGACGGTGGGGCCAGAGTACGCGGTCACGAAGCCATTCCGTCCGCTGCGTGATGCGGAAGTGCCGGATTTCTCGTACTGGCTCAAAGTACTAAACGGCATCACTCAACCAGTGCCAGCTCCCGCAATGCCTGGAGATCTAGATGCAGGCGAAGCCGACGCCCCAACATCGGCAGCAGTCGAGCCACCCGAACCAGAACCAACGGCGCAGCCCAAGACGGCGAAGGCGACCAAGAAAGCGAGCAAGTGACATGCCCAAGGTGCGAGGAGCAACGGACGAGGAAAAGAAGGCGCGCGACTGGTCGATCCCTGCTGGGCGCTACGTGCTCGGATGGAAGGAGTTCGAGCGAAAAAACGGGAAAGAGCGTCCTTATGCGGACTTCCTTCGGGTCAAGTTTTGCACGGTGAAAAAGGACGGGACCAACGGCAAAGGATTCCGCGACATCGTGGGGCTAATGGTTGACCCGAAGGGCAATCCGAATTTCGAGAACCGTTGCAAGTTCAATGTGACGCGACTTCAAATTCTGATTGAGGTGTTGGGGATCTCGGAAGAGTTCGAGATCGGCGATACGTCGGAAGGCACGGCTAGCGTGCAAGAGGGTGATCGCAACTTCGCGCGGCTGTTCTGTGGCCGGGCATTCGTCGCGGAGGTGACCCGCAGTGAATCGGGCGGCTACGTCAACAATAACATTCAGCGCCTGATCGCGCGTAGCCAATGGACCGAGTCTGAATTGGCTTCGGTCAATGCATGGGAGGCAGCGCAGCTCGCGAAGCCTAGTACCCCAGAGGGCGCTGTTGACGATTCGCACATTGCTGGCTCGAGTGATGACCAATTCGACGATGAGTTCGATCCAGCGGATGATTCCCCGGTAGAAGACTGGTAGGCCATGCCAGAGGAGCGACCGAAGTTGGGCCCCGGTCGAAAGCTAGTCGCCGACCTTTCGCGGTTGCTGTGCGCAATTGCGGAGGGTCGGCGCAAGCCAGAGGACGTGGCCAAGGATCTGCAGAAACTATCTGACTACGCGGCGGGGATCGCCCCGCAGAAAGCAACAACGCCAGCGGTAGACACGAAGGCCCAAGAGGACGACATCTTCGCCTATTGGCGCACGGCGGCCGGAAAGGGCATGGCCAAGTTTACGCCCGAGCGACGCGCGAAAGTCAGAGCTAGACTTCGGGACGGCTACGGGGTGGCAGCGATCAAGCGAGCAATCGATTTCGTCTGCGCCGATCCGTGGCATACTGGCGGCAACCCCGACGGGAAAGTATTCGTGGATCTTGAGTTGATCTGTCGCAACGGAACGAAACTTGAGCGCTACATTGAAGAAGCCGGTACCAGCGTGGCTACGCCAGCGCCAGCGGATGACACCGGCAAGCAAGCAGCGATCGAAGGTTTGAAAGGTGAGGCCAAGAGGGCCTTAGAAAGAGGTGATAACGATGCCTACAATCGGGCCCAGCAGGCCTTGCGCAACCTCAAGCGGCAGTAGTTTCGGCGGGATCCGTGCGGATTTTGCCTCACGGCTGAGGTCGGCGAACAATGTGTTGCGCACATTGGTCAACTACGTGCCCGGATCATTTCCTGAGCGCCCAGCGGATTTGGAGCTTGGAGATACGCAGCTGCGAGAGGCGGCAGCAAAAAAGCACCGAGGTGGCCGACTCACGAAGGTTGAGTGTGAAGCACTGAAATTGCTCGGTTCGTGGCGCGCGGCTGTGCGACGGATCGAGCAAGTGAGCGCAGGAAATCTGCTCATGCTGCTCGGGGTGGTGAATGTGCTCGAAGCGAGTGATCGTCAGGGAGACGCCGACACCGTGCGAGTTTTTTTGGTCGACCATTATGGGGCAATGTTACCTGGCCCACCAAGCCCCAGTAGCAATACCATTTGGGCAGATCGGTGGGCAGATCGGCACAGTCAAAATCGGCAGATGCTACCATTGGCTCTGCGGACCATGTCCGAAGACGATCTGACTGTTTCGATTCAGCCGACGAAAGAAGAAAGTGAGAATGATCCCGATGAGTCGTTTTAGCGTAAAATCAGGAAGCATTGACGAAATTGCTAATCAGGTGGACGCGGTGGCATTGGCGGCAGCGAAGGCGGCTGGACTGACCGGCACTTGGTTGCCAATGCTGGTGCTGGCTCAAAAGGATAGTCCACACGCGGTGTTGATTGTCGGCCCCGACAAGCCTTCGGTGATGCTGCTCCATGCTCTAGCGGCTGACCAGGCTAATGAGGAGCAGGACCCGGTCAAGCGCTACATTGCTGCAGCAAAGTACGTGTTGCAGGAAACATTTTGCGACGACAACGCATCATTTCTTGTTGTCGGCAACCCCAAGGGGATCCCGGTGGTGCTAGAGTTTGGTGTTCAGGACTTGGCTCATTCGGCGGAACTATTTCGCAAGGCTGCTGACATGATTGAGGAGCGAGCGAAAGCGGTCGAAGCGGCGAAGAAAGCGGCTAACTAGCCATGGACTCCGAAGCGTGCGAGCGCCTGCAAGATTTGCTACGACAGCCGATCCGCGACAACTTGGCGGGACGCGCAGCGTTCGAGGCGATCCGTCCATTGGTGCAGCAGCTACTCGAGGCCTATGCTACGGAGCGCGGGCGCGATGGCGGCGAGTTCGGCCGACGGGTGCTCGAGCTGGTCGAGTCTCGGGTGATGGCCGAACTTAACGGTCGGATGGAACTATCCGATCGGGTGTCTCTGGTGTCGTGCTCGACGCACGTAGCGACTCCTCTGTGTTACGTGGACGTGCGGTTGAAAGTCGAGGCGCTCTGATGTTGGCGCGCGAAGATGCCTCACTCTTGAATTCAGCACAGGCGCGCAGACTGCTCTCCGGTGGCGCCGAAGTGCTGGCGATCGATCCCGGGGAGCACGGGGCCGCGGCGGTCAGGCACAGGCAAATGGGCGCGATCCTATTTCGGACGCTGGACGACTGGAAAGCGATCGAGGAAATGGTTGATTTCGGCCGGCCATTGGTGGTGCTGCTCGAGGATCAATTCAGCGGCAAGTCGTTCGGCTCATCAAAGGAGACGACGTGGACGTCTGGTGTGCTAACCGGCTTTCTATTCGCTTACCAGCTGGACAATTTCACGGTGGTGCATGTGGCCCCTGCGACCTGGCAGGCTGCGCAACGTCGGCGGCTGGGTGTCTTCGGCCCTCAGCTTAACCGACAGGCGGGGATCGGGCTGGCCCTGCACGAATTGCTTACGGTTACTCCGGAGGCTCACGGTAGCGTCAACAAGGCCAAGCGGGAAGGGTACGCATCGGCGCTCGGGATTCTCCTCTGGTGGGAAGGGTTGGTGAGCCAATGCAAGGGCTAGATGGTCTGTCGCTGTACGTACAGAGCGGCCAAACACAGGCAATGCGGCAGCTTGGGGCGGCCGTAGTGCATTCGGCTGTCGTTGATCGCTGGCATGGTCGACATTGTTACCAGGTGGACACCTGTAGGGCTGGGCGCCGACTGAGCGTGACGGTGACGATTCCCCGGTGGTGGTGGTTGTTGCTTGGGCTGCGCCATTGGCTGCTAGCTTGGCAGGTGACGCGGCTGGCGCGTCGAGTGGCTGCCAAGCAAGGTGTGGATTTGCTCGTGAAAGGGTTTTGCCGATGAGCACAGCAAAGGAACAGATAGACGCATTCACGCAATCCGCCTGCAAGGTGCTGCGAAATGCCGTGCTGCGCGCGGCCTTGCCCAAGGGGCACCTACCGATCGACTGCTCGCCAGATCGCGCGGCAGAGGCACTCGAGCCCTACGAGCAGGCGCTACTGGCGGACTCCGTCGCGTTCCATGAGTTATTGCGTGTTGCCTACTTCGAGGGCGTTCGCTCGGTCCATCGGGAGTTGAGTGCGGCCCCTGGCGTGGATCCGGAAATGCTCGATGAATCTGTCGAGTTCTTCACAACCCGTGAAGGCGACGGGGAGGCGATCAAGCTATGACGCACTACCTGGCTCTGCTGACCCCCTATGCTCTCGCGGTCGTCTCGGGCCAGGTAGACACGATCCCGCTCTGGGCCGCCCCTCCTGAGGGCGTCAGGGGCACGCGAGTCGCTCTTTTTGCCTCTGGCTGGCACGAGGCAACGGCGATGGGGTTGACGGAGCGCGACGGAGTCAAGTTCGGCGTTCAAGATCGCTCACGCTCTGGCCGGGTTGGGTCGGTGATGGTGATGGGCTATGTGGAGACGGCGCATCCATGGGATCGCAGGGGAATCGCCGGAAAGAATTGGCCAGGTCGACCCGTACCGAAACGGATGGGCACCTTCCATTGGCTCGTGGGTCAACCAAAAGTCGAAATAAATCAGTCAGTCCTTGGGCTCTCGCGGCTGCCCGTGGCATACATGGACCGGGCGCAGCAACAGGCGGCGCTCAGAGAGTACGGCGACAGACACGGCCCCGACCGCTTGCCAAGCGAGGATCGGGAGTTGTATTTTGCGATCGTGAGAAAGGATCAAGATGTCAACCCAAGAGGTAAGTAGCAATGAGCGAGTAGTGCAGGTACCATCCGGTTGGTGCTGGCTGCGTAAGGATTCCCCCGACGAACATACTCGCCAGTACTGGCGCGACGGTAAGCCGTTTTGTTTGCTCGTGGCGCAGCCATTTGAGCATGGCTGGAAGTTGCTAACGTATTGGGGACTAGGTGTGGGCACAAACGAATCGAGACACGAGAGCGAAAATGCCGCGTTATTTGCGATGGCTCAAGTCGCGATTGGCATCCACGCAACTTTGGTGGCCCAAGGTATCGAGATCGCCTGCTTGAATACCGCGAAGGGCGATTGATGTTTCGGTCGCCAAAATACCTGGCTTTCGTGCGGCGCCGCCCATGTATTCATTGCGGCGGCGCCTGCGATCATGCTCATCATTTCGGTAAGCGGTGGGGCGGCGGCGGCACGGGGGTCAAGTCTCATGACACCTTCACGGTGGCTCTTTGCTGGCCGTGCCATCGTGCTGTCCATGACGTCGGAAAGATTGGCACTTGTTCGAAGGCAGAGACAGAAGAGCGTATGTTCCGCGAGGCGCTGCGGTCTGTTACTGAGTATTTGGTGGAGATGGGCTATGGGTAGAGGCAAGCAAGCAACCAAGCCGCTCAGGGGCTATCGGCGACAAATTGCTTTGATTGTGGCTGAGAATTTGATTGCAGAGCAGCGAGAACCGGCAGTAATTGATCGTATTTTGATGAAGAAATACGACATCAAATTACAAGCTGCGGTACTGCTCCGTGAGGAAGCTTTGCGAGCATTGCTCAGTGCCGACGAAAGTAATCGTCGGGAGCGATTCAAGTTGGTGTTACGTGGAATGCGTCGGCTTTACGTTGAGGCGTTTGACCGAAAACAATTGACCGTGTGTGCAAATCTATTGAGTCAGATGCGTGAAATGTTCGACTTGAAGCAACCGTTTGTCGAAGGCGGCGGGGCCGTCAAGGGTGAGCACGAGGATCGTTCCACTGAGGATCTGATGTATTTTGCCGAGCACGGCGAATGGCCAGACGAGGCAGAAAAGCGCAAGTCGGCCGAAGTAGTAAGCACAAACCCACTGGATGCATTGATATGAGACATCGACCAATCATCAGCAGCGCGGCGGCAAAATCAGACGTGCTGGAGCGTCGGCGGCAGCACTTGGAACGAAGAGCTTCCGATCGAGATCGAGGCGGTCAGGCAACGTCATTCGATTTGGCTGAGGCCTCGGCTCTGACCGCTGGGATTGAGGCCTTGGCCTGGTATGCTCAAGAATCCACGGATGCACATGGAGCTACTCCTCTCGGGTTACTGGCGCGGCTGATCGACACGGACCCACAAGATTCGGCAGCAGTAGCCAGGTTGCAGGCCGATACCGAGGAACTAATGCGAGGGCTCGACTGATGGACCAGAAGGTGAGCTTGTTGGAATCATGGATACGGCTGAAATCATGGCGAAGGTGCGGCCTTATCTCGTGTTTGGTTGCGCCGTCCACGGTTTTCCTGCTTGGTGCTTGGTACGAGAGCGAGAAATGGACGAAAAACAATGCCGACAATTTCTAGTCCAACAGCTACTGGGGCAGGGACTCGAACGGACGCCGAAACCGACGCTCTCGAGCCTACTGAGTGTTGAGGTTGCGGCGCTCCGATCTATTGGGTTACTCTCGAGTCAGGTAAACGTCACCCGCTTGATCGAGGGCGTCAAGTTCGGGTTGGCTTCATTTCTGGCCGTGGATTTGTCGCTTACGGTAGCTACACCAGCCACTTCGCGACGTGTCCAGCGACGAAGGACTTCCGAAAGAAGAAAGAAGGCTAAGCATGGACGAAAACGAAAGAAAAGAGGCTCTGCGAGAGCATCTGTTGGCCAGGGCAAATTTGGAAATTGTGCCACTGCGCGTGACTGATAGGTTTGCTGTGGTGTCGTTGCCTCTTGCCTGGCATTGGCCAGATTTTATGGAAGCCATGGAAGAAATTGGTTGGGAACTGGTCCATGGTATCGGTGGCGGGGCGGTGTTGTTTAGAAAGTCACGATGACCGCTCTACCCTACCGAGTGATCCATGGTGACTGCTTGTCGGTACTGCGCCGTTGGCGTCGGGACTGCGTGACGGCCGTGGTTGGGGATGGTCCGTACTCTGAACACTGCCACGGGAATATGCGGGGAAACCGTGGGCTCAATGTGAAGGGCAAAAAGCGAATTGTCCAACTGGATCCTGGGTTTGAGCCGCTAACGCCAGAAAAGGTGATGGCGCACTCTGAGCAATTCTGTCGCGTTGCCACACAGTGGATCGCGATGTTCTCGGATGACGTGACTTTGCCGCTCTGGCGCGAAGGCATCGAAAATGCGAAAGGCCACTACCTTCGGACCATTCCCTGGGTGCGGTGGATCTGTCCGAATTTCTCGGGCATGTGTCCGCCCAGCGGGGCTGAGTTCGTGGCAATTGCGCGGCCTCGTAAGTTTCCCGGCGAGACTCCACGGGCTCGAAAGTGGCTGCGTGGCAATCGGACTCACTACGACACGAAATGCCTTCGGGCTCACTCCGATGAGAAAGAAAATCTAGCGGCGTGGAGTCTAGATCCTGAGCATCCGGGACATCGGGCGCAAAAACCGATCGCGCTGATGATGGAAGTTCTGTCTGATTGCTGCCAACGAGGCGACACAATCGTTGACCCATACGCCGGGTCTGGCACAACGGGGATCGCGGCGCTCCGACTTGGAATGCGGGTGGTTCTGATTGAAAATAAGGAAGCAGACGCGCGGCTTTGCCAGGCGCGAATGGATCGCGAGTGGGCCAGGCTGCAGTGCAAGGCGGCGTGATTCGTGGCCTTCGCTCGCTCTCATGCAATCGAGTCGACTGAGAAGTCGAGGCTAGTTGCAAAGGAGCGAGTGCGAGCACGGCAAGAGGCAACGATCCGTCTTGCTCGCACTGACTGTTCGGCGTTCATTGAGTACGTCATGCGCAACGAGGCCGACGGGTCCGTGTTGCGCAATGCGCCGTTTCATCGCGAGTGGCAGGCGACTATTGAGGAAAACTCGCATGTAGTTCTAATCGCTCCGGTCGAGCACGCTAAGAGCCAGCAAGTCTCTGTTGGCCGCGTGTTGTTCGAGCTTGGCCGCAACCCGGGCCTGCGAATCGCTCTGATTTCTTGCACGAGCAAGCTTGCTGAAAAGTTGCTCAAGCAAGTCCGGGCGGAGATCGAGCGCAATCCTCGACTGACGCAGGTTTTTCCGCACCTGCGCAAATCGAGCCGCTCCGAGGATCCGTGGAAGGCCGACGCGATCACGGTCGAGCGCTCGACGACTGCGCGCGATCCGTCTGTGCAGGCTCTCGGGGCTTTCGGTGCGATTGTTGGCTCTCGCCTTGATCTGATTATCCTCGATGACGTGTTGGATTTCGACAACACGCGGACTGAGGAGCAGCGCAAGAAACTGATCGACTGGTTCGACACGACCGTTTACACGCGTGCGGTTGCAAGCGCTCGGGTCTATTGCATCGGGACGCCGTGGCACCCGGACGACCTACTCCATGAGCTCTCGAAGCGCCCAGCCTTCGCGGTGCGGCGCTATTCGGCAGTGGAGAATCCAGACGATCCACCCCGGCAGTGGCGACCGATCTGGCCAGAGCAATGGTCATTGAAGCGGCTGCAGCACCGACGGGCGAACATGCCCGAGGCGCACTTCATTCGGAAGTACCTTTGCCGGGTGCGCCTGGACGCCACCAGTCGTTTCAAGGAGCGTTGGCTCAACGAAATGGCGGCTTTGGGCAAGGGGCGCATCTTCGAACTCGTGGCGGCCCCTCGGCGCTCCCCACGGGGGCCTTTCTTGCCCTGCTTTACCGGAGTGGATCTAGCGGTGGGCGACAAGACCGGATCGGCTCGGACCGTCATTTTCACAATAGCGCTCATGCCGGATGGGCGACGGTTGATCGTCAATATCGAGTCCGGGCAATGGCAAGCGCCGGAAATCTTGGAGCGGCTTGAACGGACTTACCAGGCCTATAAATCCGACATTTTGGTCGAGTCGAACGGGGCCCAGAAATACATCATTCAACTGTCGGCGGGACGGATCCCGGTGAAAGGGCTGCACACTGGTTCGGGGAACAAATTCCACGAGCAGTGGGGCGTCGAGTCGCTTGCGGTCGAAATGCGACAAAAGCTGTGGATCATGCCCTCCGGGGCGAGCGGGACGGATGTTCCGGAGGATGGGGTGGCGCTCAAAAATGAGTGCCTGCATTACGATCCGGCGGTGCATACCGGGGACCGTCTAATGGCCATGTGGCTCGCCCGAGAGTGTGCCAGACAATGGGGCACCCCGAGAGGTCGCAGGCTCGACACTCAGCGCCGGTGAAATTTGCAGAACTCAACGATATGGCTAGGTTACGAATGACGAAAAGGCGAGCAAAAACGCTCACATGAGCTACACTATTTCTGAGGCGCAAGCTTCAGAAAGGCTGAAAATGAACGTAACCGAAATCAACTGGACGGAGCTGACGTGGAACCCGGCGTCTGGCTGCAAGAAGCTGAGTGCCGGCTGCAAGTACTGCTACGCCCACGGGATTGCTGAACCTAAGCGTGGTACGGCAGCTTTCCCGGTCGGATTCGATGTGATGTTGAGGCCATGGAAGCTCGGTGAGCCAGCGAAGGTGAAGCGCCCGAGCCTCATTTTCACGAACTCGATGACAGACATGTTTCTCGACGAGATTTCTGACTCGTATCGGGACCAGATTTTGGATGCCATGGCGAACGCGTCGCATCATCGATATCAGGTACTGACTAAGCGTCCAGAGATTGCTGCCCGCTACTTCGCGACTCGCAAAGTGCCAGACTACCTCTGGCTCGGGACCACTGTGGAGCATCAGGCTACGGCGCATCGCATTGAAACGCTGAAGTCAATTGACGCGAAAGTGCGCTACGTGTCGGCTGAGCCTCTGCTTGGACCAATCGTAGCTGACTTGGTTGGGATCCACTGGTTGATTTCCGGAGGTGAGTCAGGAAACCATCTCATGCGCCCCAATGTTTGCACCGAGCGCGCGCTGGTGCGCCGAGGTGGGGCCGGAGAATCCACTTGGGTTGCACGAGACGATCGTATGGACTGGGTTCGCGGACTTCGCGACCAATGCCAACGTGACAACGTGGCATTCTGGCACAAGCAATGGGGCGGCTCGAAGGGATTTCTTGCTGGTCGTCTGCTCGATGGGCGGACTTGGGACGAAATGCCGCGTGTCCCCGGTGCTATGCCGGCGGCCTATAAGCACAAGGCAGCGTCTGCTAAACCGGTGCGACAGGTTTGCTTGCCGCTTGTTTGAGGCCGGAAAATATGGTGGTCGAGTAATTCATTACTTGGCCACCTTTTCCACTTCCATTTCCTTCGAAGCTCCATGTGTCAATAATTTTGACCCCGGCGCGTTTGGCAAACCCAAGTAGTGCCAGATGCTGCAGGTTGGAGCTGACGCTTGTTTTGGCGGAGCATTTGGGTTGGCAACCGATCAATTTTGCCATCGCGTTCGGCAGCGCCCCGTAGCGGAGCTTCATTGAAGAGCCGTCTGTGAGAACAAGCGCGCCCAATTCTTCAGGTAACCAATGCCGACGCTCTGCTAGAATGAGCGCGCAATCCCAAGGGGAACCGAATGCATCGAAGTCGAAGATGTTGAATTGTTGCAGATCTAGGTGGCGTAAAGCGATGGTATTGTCGCAGCACATACGAGCCATTGGCTCTTCCAGGGTGATTGGAAGCAGATCGCAGCCCACATACTGATCGGCTTTAGCCCACGCGCCTTGCCACATTTCACCGAGTCCGGAGAAAGCTTCAAATACACGCGCTGGCTTCACATGCTCGAGTGCAATGTGACGTAGCTCTAGTTTCTGTGAGATGGCTGCTGGAGCAGAGAAAACCTTGGCCATCAGAACTCCGTCACCGAGGTGTCGACCTGCACACCTTTGTGCTTCTTGAGGTTGCGGCGCAATTCTTCAATGGTGCCTTGCATTGCGCTTAATGGGCCAGTGATGGTCATCGTGAAGCTAGCATCGTTGTTGGCTTTTGTGATAGATGTGGCTTTGCTGCGCGTGTCTTTGATGCCGAATTCGTCTGAATCGGCAGTGATTGAGAACCCAATGTCTAGAAGATTGTCGGCGCTAAGTTCTGCCAATACGTCGGGGAGTAGATCTGTGTCCCATGGTGACCACTCGTTGGATTTGTTATCGGCTAGTGCAAGCTCATTGGCTTGAGCGCGCGTTAGGTCGGTACGCATGCGACATGGTACTAGGCCGGTTTCTGCTACTCGAATTGCTTCCGGGTGCCATTTGGCACGCTGCTCGGGAGAGCAAAGCGGCAATCGGCGCTGAAGAATCGCGACAGCTTTCTTTCGTGTGTGGCCCCCGATGATGCGCTTGGTACCGGTATTTGGCTCAACCCAAGCGAGCATTGCTGTTCCAAAGCCGTATTTGATGATTAGTTTTGCTACTTTAGCCGCAGAATCATCGTTCCTTCGTGGGTTTTTGTCCCAAGGAATTAGCTCGCTGACGTGGATCCAGTCGGCGGCATTGGAGGTTGATGTTGTCGTTTTGGGTGTCATTGCTACGATTGTGTCCCTGTCTCGACATACGAGCAAGCTCGGGGTAGGATGGCGACATGATCCAGACTTTCCAGATTACTGGTGGCGCAGCGGCAGATCCAGATCCTCGAGCGGCTCCCGCTACGATTCCGCCCGATCGGATCCTGAGTGCGGGCGAACGGATTGTCGAGACCGACGAGCAACCCGCTTCGCTCGCTTTGGCTCTTGAAGGGACGGCTAGCAACACTTGCCAGGTAACGCTCTGGCATTCGTACGACGACCCACATGCCGTGAATCCGCTCAATCAGCGGTGGTATTTGCTGACCGCGGCGGCCATCACGGTGACTGTGGGGCAGGTGATTCGGGCTCCAATTTTGCCGGGTCGAACCTACATTCGGGTGACGGTGGCCAGCGCTGCGGACTCGGTGCTCAAGGCCCGCGTGTTGTCGCAGCCTTACGCGACCCCGGTGGCGTAAGGCAATGGATCCGCGTCTACTTATATTGCTCGCGGGGCTACGACTTGATCTCTTTTGCTCGAGCGACCGCTACAAGCAACTAGATTTGGCGGACGCATACATCCGCGGGAACCAGTACGCCAAGCGGCGTTACGATTGGGACGCCGCCTTCGTGGGCTACGAAGGCGACGCATCGATCCAGGCCCAATACTATGTTCCCATGGGTGCTCGGCGCCCAGCGGTGCGGCGAGATCTCCCGAAGCTGATCGTCTCGCGACTCACTGCGATGGCTTTTGGTAAGGAACAATGGCCAGAACTCAAGATTCCTGGAGACGAGGACGCAGAAGACTACGTGAAGGCGCTCTGCGAAGAATCCTGCATTCCTGAGCGGTTCATTGAGGCTCGGGACAAGGGCGGCGCCGCTGGCGTGGTGTGTTTCTCATTTGGTTTTGTCGACGGCAAACCCAAGGTGCGGGTGCATGAGGGGAAATATTGCCGTGTTCTGCGATGGGTGGATCGCGACGAGTATCTAGTGGGCGCGGCGCTCAAGGTTTATCGATACGAGCAGGCCGAGATTGTTGAGGGCAAAATCAAGCAAGTGCCTTACTACTCGGTCCGGTATTGGGACGAAGACTGCGAGATCGTCTGGAATCCAGTGCCGGAGCGATTGGCTCGCGATGGTACCTGGGCATCGATTGTCAAATCGTTCATCGCCCGACACAACTACGGGCAATGCCCATTTTTTTGGTGCCAGAACCTGCCCGACTCTGAGCGAGAGGACGGCGCCTCGGATTTCGATGGGATGCTCCATCGGTTCGACCAAATCAACTACTTGGCCAGTTCGACCAACAAAGGGACGATTGCCAACGTTGATCCAACCCTCGTGATCAAGGATGATCCGGGGGGGAATTCGGGAGTCGTGCGCAAAGGGTCGGAAAACGCGATTTACTCGAAGGGGGGCGCCGACTATCTGGAACTCGAGGGGACCGCGGTAGAAGCGGCGTCCAAATGGTGTGAGCGACTCGAGAATTGGTGCTTGGACGAGGCTTGCGTGGTGATGCCTACGGCGGCGACACAGGTGGCAAAGGAGCAATCGGGCGAAGCGATCAAGCTTCGATTTATGCCCATGGCCGCACAGTGCGACAAGTTGCGCGGACAGTACGGGGCGACGCTCAAGCGCTTGTTGGTGGCGATGCTGGAGGCCTCTCGACGCATTCTCTCGCAGCCGCCTGGTCCGGTTGTGACGACCGCGGATGGTCGGCGTGTGCAAGCGGTGGCCACCGTGACCTTGCCTCCTAGGTACGAGGAAACGACCGGGACCGACGGGAAACCGGTGGTGACCAAGACAGAGCGGCGCCCTGGCGCATCGTCAGATCTGCAGCTCAATTGGCGCTCGTACTTCCCCCCGACTCCGATCGATATTCAGGCAATGGTTACATCGGCAACGACGGCCAAGGGTCAATTAATTTCGCAGAAGACTGCGATCCAATACACGGCGCAGGTGTTTGGCGTGAAAGATCCCGATCAAGAGTCGGCTGAGATAGACGCAGAGCGCGAAGCGGCGGTCGAACTGATGAATCAGCCGGGGCCCGAAGGCACTTTCGGCGCAGGACCCAAGGGCAAAGAAAAAGACGACGACGAGGGCGACGAGGCCTAGTCCATGGCTGGTCTAGCCGACCCAAATGCGGCGGTAGAGCTATCACTGAACCGTGCGACCCGGCTCATTCAGAGTGGCGCTGGCAACACCCTGAGCCTGTTGCAGGCGGCAGATCGGGAGCTACTCGATCGGCTGCAGCACATTGCTCGAAAGCACGGTGGGCCAGCTGGCACCTACACCGAGGCGCACGCTCAGATTTACCGTCAGCAAATTCGGCTAGTGACGAACTACGTTCAGCAGCGAATGCTGGGCAAGACCAACGAGCAGGCGCGAGAGGCAATCAAGTTGGGGGTCAAGCAAACGGTTGCCTTGGCAACTCGGCTCGAGGAGCACTGGACAGGCATCACGAGGCCCCTGGCGCTGCACTCGCAGGCCATGCAAGACGAGATCGTGCGCGGCACGGGCGCGAGTCGCATCCGGCAAAACGAGGCGTCCTGGCAGCGCTACGGCGACGCAATGACCCGGGATTTTGAGCGCCAGCTGCGGTTGGGGCAGTTGATGGGGCTGAGTCACCACGAGGTGATTTCGCGAGTCATCTCAGCGGGCGCCAAGGGAGGCTTGGACGCGGCAAAGCTTCATGAGCAGACCCCCGGCTCATTCCCCGCTCCCACGGGATATGTGGCTCGGCGGTACTGGGCAGAGCGGATCGTCCGGACCGAAACGGCCTACAGCTACAACGCGGCGGGACTGAATACGATGCAGGGGTTTCGGAACACCGATTTCCCCGACATGCAGAAGAAAATCCTCGCGCACTTCGACAACCGGACGGCCCCTGATTCAATTGCGGTCCACGGTCAGATCCGGCCGCTCGATGGCTACTTCATGGACGGCGCTGGGCGGCAGTATCTACACCCCCCAGGGCGTCCCAACGACCGCGAGACGGTGATCCCTTGGCGGCCCCATTGGGGGGAGCTGGAAGCGACGGAGCCGCCTTCGGTGGCAGAGCAGATTGAGGCGCAGCAAGAGGCAACGAGCGACAAGCTGCCAGCCCATGCAGTAGCCCAGAGGCGCGCGACGGCCGCGGGTGCCATCCAAGCTGCTACAGTCGCTCGCAAGCTTGCTCAGAAGCCAGTCAAGGTCCAGGCTCAAGAGCTATTGGCAACAGAACAGGCGCAGCCCACCGAGGCCGAGATCGCCAAGCAAGAAGCCAAGATGGCCAAGCAAGCCGAGAAAGCCGCGAAGGTGGCCGCGCTTAAAGCAGAGAAACAGGTGGCAAAAGAAGTAGCGAAAGCTGCCAAGGCTGCACAGAAAAAGCTGTTGCTTGTCGCGAAGATTGCTCAGGAATTGGTCAAGAAAGCCGAATTGTTGGCTGCTAAGAAAGCAGCGAAAGCGCCGCTAGCTAGTCGCGACGCCGGGGCTTCGTTGCCGAGCGTATTACCAACGGCCCCCGATGGAACGCCGTTACGACCTGTGCCAGTGTTGCGGCGCCGCAAGTTACCAACCAAGATGACCGCGGCCGAAATCGTGGCCGCAGGACAAGAGGTTCGGCGCACGTCTCGGCCTCGATCGGTGAAGTGGCATCCGCCCAATGTGCGCAAGGAGGATGCTGCATATCAGCAGAGAATGTATTTTGCTCCAGGAAATTTGATTGACGCGAATGGCCGAAATGGACTGTCGAGGTTCTCTTACGATCATGATTTCCTGATCCGTAAGTATATGGCTGGTGCGACGAAGGCTGAATTGGAGGCCTTAGAGGCTGCACACGCCGGCAAAACTGTCGCGGATCAAGACGTGCGCGGGAAGGTTGAGCGTTCAATTCGATCGGCGCATGAGATAGAGCGTGTTTTTGCTCGTGGTGAAGATTCGCCAGCAAAGACAGTCTTCCGTGGCCTTGGCGGCATTAGCGATTCGCTGCTAACACGGATGCTTGGCGGTGATGTGTTTGATTTGGGTGGCATGCCGTCGTCGTCTAGCATTTCGACGGCGACGGCAGAATCGTTCATGAAAACCAACATGATCCACAAAGACGGAGCCGGAGTCATGCTGGAATTGCACCGCAAATCCAAGGCTATCGGATTTGACTCAGTGAGCCAATGCAAGGGCGAAGATGAGGTGTTGCTGCACGGCAATACGCAATGGCGCGTCTTGCGGCGGCAGCGAATGATGGATTGGCGAGGTCGAGAAACGTGGCATATTGAAGCAGAGGAGATTTCCCCATGAGTGATAAATTCCCAAAATATGGGACTCTTGACGGCAAACAGGTCGAATTGACTGATGAATTTATTCAATTGACTTCGGCACGGGATCTGCAAAATGTGCGCGTGCAGGTAAATGGTCGAGAACTACGGCCATTCAAATCGTGTCGAGAGCCGGTTGAGAGCCAAATCGGTAGCTGGCCCGGCTTGACTGCTCCAACTAGTTAGCTATACTGGCACTTGATAGCGACGAAAGTCGCAGAAAGTAGGAAAAGTGAGATACAAGAAAGCCGACCTCTGGCAGGTCAAAAACTATCAGCGCGTGGTGACCACCAATATCGGATGGGATTCGGTGTCGAAGAGAAACAACATGGGTGCGGGGACGGTGTTGGAGGCAATGGCTCGATGTCCGGAGATTTCCGTGCTTTATGGTCAGGCCTGCAAATTGCTGCGAGAGGCAATGCCGGCGATGGATATGATCGGGCTTCTGCGGTTGAATGAGTCGATTGGTTGGTCCCTATCGCCAAAGACTCTCGAAGATATGGCCGATCGACTTGGACGACTGATCTTCTTTCCGGTCAAACCACTATTGGATCCACTCAACCCAGAACGTTCATGGGCCCAACGCGCCAGTCTGGAGTTGATCCAACGCTCGACAGTAGAGCTGGCTTCGTTCCCTGGCAAAATCGCTCTAACCCTGCCGGGCTGCGGCAATGGTGGGCTTGCTCCCGATTCGGTTTATCCGATTCTGAAGCGGTATTTGATCGACGATCGGTTCTTGCTCGTGGACAATCGAGACGATTGGGAGCCGCCACAATGACGCAACTCAAGCGATGGGACACGGGAGCGGTAATCTACGAGGGTGAGGGCGCGATTGCTGAACTGGTGGCAGCGACCCAAAAATTCGGGATCTCCAAATTCAGGGCCAACCTGTGCGGGGCCAACCTGCGCGAGGCCGACCTGCGCGGGGCCGACCTGCGCGGGGCCAACCTGCGCGGGGCCAACCTGTGCGAGGCCAACCTGTGCGAGGCCGACCTGTGCAGTGCCAACCTGCGCGAGGCCAACCTGTGCGGGGCCAACCTGCGCGAGGCCGACCTGTGCAGTGCCAACCTGCGCGAGGCCGACCTGTGCGGGGCCGACCTGTGCAGTGCCAACCTGCGCGGGGCCGACCTGTGCGGGGCCAACCTGCGCGAGGCCAACCTGTGCGGGGCCAACCTGCGCGAGGCCGACCTGTGCAGGGCCAACCTGCGCGAGGCCGACCTGTGCGGGGCCGACCTGTGCAGTGCCAACCTGTGCGG